ACCCCGCCACCGGTGATGTTGCCATGCTTGGTGGAGGCGGGGAAGCGCATGTCAACGTCCATCACACGCCCGACGCTTGTTGGATGCTGGACAGCGGCCGAACTTTGGCGGGGAGGTCGTGATGGCGGCGCGCGTAGTGCCAGAAGACTTTCTCGGACCGAAGAAGAAGAAATCGGTGAGCGACCCTGAGCACCCAAGCGGCCTCCGCGACGCGCTGATGCCGATCGTTTGCGAGATGATCTGGGGCAAGGGAGCGTGGCCGTTCACGCTCGCCACTGGCTACACCGTCAGAGTGATGACCTCGGAGTTCACCGATCGCATCGAATCCGCGTTCGTCGCGTGGCTGTCTGTGGTTTCTGAGGAGGAGCGAGACGCGGTGGCGCGAGCGATTGACGCGGTGGTTGGCCCCGCAAAGCAGGTCAATCAAGACTTGTGGTTCCGAGCGGCTGATGCTGCTCTCGCGGCGTCGCGTGAGGTGCTGATACCCAAGGAGCCGACGTACCGCGATCAGCGTGCCGAGTGGTCGGAAACGACGTCGTGACCCCGTATTACGACGACGGCATCTGCACGATTTACCACGGTGACGCCTTGGCGATGCTCTCGGGATTGCCCGAAGCGTCATGCGATGCTCTTCTGACCGACCCGCCGTACTCGTCGGGCGGCATGTTCCGCAGCGACCGCACGCTCGACCCGGCGAACAAATATCGCGGCTGGTCGCATACGCCAGGCTCTTCGCTGAAGCCGACAAACGAATACGGCTCCTTCGCTGGCGACAGCCGCGACCAGCGTGCCTGGTCGGGCTGGGTGAGCGCGTGGACGTTCGCAGCGTTGAGAGCGACGCGGCCAGGCGGTCATGCGTTTCTGTTCTCCGATTGGCGGCAACTCCCGACCGCTACCGATGCCGTTCAGTTCGGCGGGTGGACGTGGCGAGGCATTGTCGTATGGGACAAAGGCGTTGGTCGACCGATGAAGGGCCGCTTCCGCAACCATCTTGAGTACGTCGTCTGGGCAACGAACGGTTCCGTCGACATCATCGACGACTACCCGTCCGCCCTCATATCGGTTCCGACTGTCGGCCCCGACGAGCGCGAGCACGTCACTCAGAAGCCAGTCGTGCTGCTCCAGCAGTTGTTGCGCGTGGCGGGCGATGGTTGTCATCAAGTCCTCGACCCCTTCATGGGTTCTGGCTCGACGCTTGTCGCGGCGAAGTACGCGGGCCACCGCGCCATCGGCATAGAAGTCGAAGAGCGGTACTGCGAGATAGCCGCTACTCGTCTTGGTCAGGAAGTACTCGCTCTATGATTTCTGGGGTTACCGAGGAGAAGACGTGAGCGCCGAAGTCGATTTCACGGTTGACGAGTTGGAACGCATCGTCATCGGTGCCCTGCGCTCGCATGACGTGAAGGCAGTCGACGTCGCGGTACGGCTGATGGCGGTCAAGGACGCTCACCGAGCGCAGAGCATCATCGACACGATTGAACTCGGCATCTGGGTATCCGAGGAGACGGGCAAGGGAGCCTGAGTGAGCCGCGATTGGGTGAGCTTGGTCGACCGGGTCTGTCCAGCGTGCGGTGGGGATGGGACGTGGACCACCGCGGACGACTCCGAAGAACTGTGCATCCACTGCGATGGTCTGGGCAAGGTCAGCGCGGCGAAGTACCGAGACCTCCGACCCGATCCAACGAGGGATGGCGAGCAGTCGGGGTTACCTAAGGAGACGCAATGAGCGCGCGACGTCTGAAAGTTTGCGTCGAGAACTGGCCTGACTGTTGGGACGGTGGCTACGACCCGCGCTGTTGCCGTTTCCCGAAGTCGTGCAGTTGTCTGGCGTACCGGGAGGATGAGGTCACCGAAGACGACCTGGAACCGGTGATTGTGGGACCGTCGAAGGAGGAGACACGGTGAGCCGCGCTAAGGATTGCGAAGTCGTCGTGACGTTCCGAGGTCGCAAGGTCGAACAGCACAAGGGCATGACACGCTTCGGTGCCCGGATGGCAGCGAATGGCATGAACTCGACGTTTGCTCGCGGTGCGCGTGTCGTGCAACGCGGCGGGTTCTTCACCGCGCCGGTCTACGAGAGCGTTCCCATGTACGCGACGGCGCGTCCTTCCGAGCAGCCCGAAACGGAGCAGCGTTGAGCATCTGCTGGTCGTGCGGGATCGCTGTGCCATGGTGGATCCGACTCATTGCGGGCCTCGTCGCAGCGGTGGTACTTGGATTCCTCGTGATGTCGTATCGAAGGAACGGGAGATCCTGAGTGAGCATTGAAGACGACCAAAGACGCTCGATTCAGGAGATCGCCGGCCAGCTTGTCCCCGCCGCGTTCTTCGCGAAAATCGGTGGCTGGCTGAAAGGCAGTCTGCCGGGAGATACGAGTCCGCGGGAGGGGGGAAGGTCGTCGCTCAGGTCGATGCCGGGTTGGGACAAGTTCGACCGGACGTTACGCGCGAAACGGAAACGGTATTCGGAGTGTTTGCGGGAGGCTGAGAAGCTGATGCGCGAAGCGGCCGCGATCGAGTCGTGGGCGATGAAGACGGATGAGGCCGCGCCGCCCGAGCCGGAACCGCCGGACGTGTTCATGTGTAACAACCAGCCGTGCGCTAACCCGTTGGTCGGCGGGCAGAAGACGGGCCTGTGCTCAAAATGCCGCGTCCACCAGCACCGCTACGGGATGGCTTGGCCGAACAAACCAGCAATGGAGCAGGCGAGATGATGCATTGGCTCAGTGGGAAAGCAGACCGCAAGGTAAGAACGGTGGCCGTGTCTGATTGGAAAGCGGATGAGGCGGTCAAATCGATTATCGATGTCATATCCGACCGACTCTTGTCCTGCCCTCATTGCGGAAAGGAAGTTGTTGTCTCCTTGGAGGCTGAGGTCCGAGTCGAGAAGGACGCCACTAGGAAGTTCGGGAACAAGCCCGCAGAAGCCAAGGAGAGCGTGTGAGCCCTCGCATCAACGCGTTTCAGCATCAAGGCGTGGAGTGGGAGCACTACTACTACGGGCCAGGGCTCAACGGTCAGGCGTATCAGCGGACCTGTCCTGATGGTTGCGACCGCGGGCTGCTGATGGCCCCCGTTCGTGCGTGTCCTCGTTGCGGCGGTTCGGGACTCATCGTGCGGCGAACGGACCCGCGCAAGGACTATGGGGAGAAGGAAACCACATGCTTGTAACTCCCACGACCTGCGGGTATGATGCGCGCTCATAGGGTCCGGAGCCATGCCCGGGCTCGGGTGAAGCTGTGACGCTCACCCAAAAGCGGTGCCCGTACTGTCGCGGCACTTACGAGGTCGACTCCGACCTCTCGGTTGAGACGCACCGCACCGCGGACCCGCCCCCGCCAGCAGGGTTCGCCGTCTCGCAGCAGGGCGCGGTCCTGCATCTCTGCGAGCGCGGGCATGACGTGACGCCATCCTCTAATCGCCGACCACTCTCGGTGAGGGGGGTCGCAAGGTAGGACCCCCGAATGGCAGCTACTACCTTCGTCGCGTCCGCGACCTACACGTCCCCCTCGGGTGGGACCGCGACCGGCAACGTCGAGTTCCAAGCGGTCAACACCCGCGAAGTGAACACGGCGACGATTCAGGACTCCATCAAACAGGTCGCGACCCTCGCGGGCGGCGCGATCGCGCAGACGCTCGTCGTGAACGTGGGTGGCTACAACGTCACCGAGAACATCGTCGGTGCCCTCCCGGTCTCGTATGTCATCCCGGGCCTCGCGAACATCAACCTGTCGACGGTGGATGCTTCGACCGCGAACTTCGACGCGTCGAGTGTCGTGAATGTCGTCCCACCCGAGTTCGTGGCGGGCACGACGTACACGTTCGTGCTGTCCGATGGTGCGAATGTGGTGAAGCAGTTCACCGCGGCGACCGCGGTGACGACCATCATTGATGGTGCGGCGGTGTTGCCGGTGGGTTGGACGGTGTCGTGGATGCAGCAGGGGGCGGGGACGCTCGCGTTCACGGTCATCAATGGTGCGGTGTTACGTGCGGTGGGGAACGTGACGCATTCGCAGGGGCAGTGGTCGGCGGGCACGTTACGGAAGTACGCGCCGACCGGATACATCCTCGCCGGTGAAATCGGGTGAGTCACAAAAGTGCTGAGCAGATTGAGGCGTTAGCCCAACGTGCTCACGCTTCGATGAACTCCGGCGTCGGTGCAGCCTCATCGCCTCTCTCATGGAAGAGCGAGAGTGCAGTGATGCGCGACTGGTGGGTTCGTCTCACCGACTCGGTGCTTGATGCCATCGAATATTGCCCAGCATGTGACGGGCCGTGCCGGGACGAGTCAACATGACCAGTAAGTCCCGACTGGGCGCGGGGGTCGGTCAGAACGTCACGCTCCCCGTCATCCCGGTCGCGCCCATCGCGCCGACAGGGTTCGTCGCGAACCCGGATTTGACTTCGGTGGCGCTCGACTGGAACACGAACCCCGAGCTCGACATCGCCTCCTACAAGGTGTACCGGCTCATCGCGAGTGTCTGGACACTGGTCCATACCGTGACTCCGTCGCAGGACACGGTGACGGGCCTGACGTCGTCGACGACGTACTCGTTCCGGGTCACCGCGTTCTCCACCAATGCGCTGGAAAGTCCGCCGTCGGCGGTGTTGACGGTCACGACCGACGCCGCGCAGACGGGCGGGACACTCTCGACGTTCGACCGTACGGGCACCATCGATATCTCGGACGCGCTCGAGACGTGGTTGAACGACAACGCCCATGTCCCCAACGGTACGGGGGCGGCGACGCCGACGCGTATCACGTTCCCGAAACTCCAACTCGACGGTGTGACCCGCGCGGTGTTCCGTATCGAGGGTGGCGTCACGGGCGGCGTGAACCTGACGAACATGGTCGACATCACCCTCGATGGTGGTGGCCGTATCGGTGGGCGTGGGCTGGATGGCGCCCAGTTCGTGTCGAAGACGAAGGTGCCGTTCACGGTCGTCGCGGATCCGACCCTGAACCCGCGTGGTATCCACGTCCACAACGGTGCGCTCGTCGACAACGTCCCACCGTGGCTGCCGGGCACCTCGTATGCGGTGGGTGCGATTGTTTCGTCGACGAATACGGGCCGGCGGTACAAGTCGAAACTTGCCGCGAACTTGAACCATGACCCGACCGACGTGTCTACGGGGTCGACATGGTGGCTGAACACCGGCCCCGACGCGCTCATCACAGCCCGTAACGGGTACGACTTCGTCGCCGCGGGCGTCCAGGTCGGGGACCGCATCCAGGTCGTCGTCGGAGCGCACGCGACCCGAGACATCGCCGGCGCGCATGTGACGAACGGGTCGAATATCGTCAGCGTCCCCGCCGGGAAAGTCTCGGCCGCGGATAATGGTGCGCTGGTGGAGTCCGCCGCGACGGGTTTCCCGCCGGTCGCGACCCTCACGTTCGTCGATGCCAGTCACATCGCGCTCGACGACTACTACTCGGGCGTCACCGGCAACGTAACCATCACCCTCAGCACCAAGAAGTCGACGCAGTCCACGAGGACCGTCGCCGCGGTGAACGTGGGTGGCAAGTCTACCGTCGCGGCCGCGACCGGGTCGTCGATGGGTACTGGCATCGGTGAGCTCATCATCAACCCCGCGGATCAGTGGAACGTGAACTACTCGCCGACGAACGTGGTTGCGCAGTCGTTCACGGGCACGTATGCGCTCGGCTCGTACGCGTACGACCAGGCCGTCAAGTCTGCGTTCGATAAGAACCGTGCCCGCACCATGTTCGTCATGGCGAAAAACACGCGGCTACGGATTCGGGGCGCACAGTTCACCGGCCCGTACCCGTTCGTGTATGACCCGTCCCTGAAAACGACGGGCTACGACCCGGACTACGAATCCCAAGACGCCATGGTGTGGCGCGGATGTGTGGATTGCGAGGTCGGGGACGTCACCATCGAGAAGTTCTTCGGCAACGGTATGGAGATGCAACCGCAGGTCGAGAACGACGGCTCGTACACGGCGACGAAAGGGTTGGCGGTCTACAACTCGCATCTCGCGAACTTCGGCCGCCAGTCCCTGTCCCTCACCTATGGCGGCACCGCGATTATCGAGGACACCTACCTCGGCGAGAGTTCACGCAGCCTGATTGACTGCGAACCGACCACCAGCAGGGTCGACCCGAGCCTGACGTACACGATGCAGGACGTCCATCTCCTGCGCTGCACGATCGGCTACCACCATCTCGGGATGTTCTCCGCCCACGAAGGGCTCGGCAAAGTCCACATCCTGAGCTGCAAAGGCCGCGCGATTGGCACTTCAGGGCCCGCGGTGGTGAGCGAGTTCATCGCCGAGAACTGCACCGAGGCCCCCACGGACAACTCGACGTACAGCTGGGACTTCAAGGCGGGCGTCAATGTCGGTGGGCACAGCATCGTGGTGAAGAACAACTCGGGTGATGGTGCCCGTACCGCGGTGGTGCATTTCGGGGGCGATAACGGCGGCTGCGACAACTATCAGGTCACCGGCAATCTTGCGGGCGCGGGTGTGGCACAGGTGAAGGATGACGGCCCATGGGCCGGGACATTCGTGCCGTTCACGCTGCCGATTCCAGCCCACGCACTACGCGATATTCGGCCGTAGCGGGAGCAATCATCAACCTCGGTAGCCCCGACACAAACCGCTGGTGGGAACCGGGATTCACGAACCGATCGGGATCTGACCATGAGCGATGAGGACTTCTACGAAGAAGACGAAGACCCGCGCAAGATCGAAGCCATCTGGAATCGACCGGGGAAGAAGGGGCGCACCGTGAAGCGACCGCGCGATCTGAACCAGCGTGCCGCTTCCATCGTCGGTCAAGTAGTGGCGTCCAACGAGAGGAACGCGCGAGATGAAGCCTGAACCCGTACCGCAATCCGTTGTCTGTACCGCGTGCGGATTGTCATGGGACTGGCACGAGCCGAACCGCGGCAAGGTCACCCTCAGCGAGTGCGTACGACTCCTGCGCGCCGAGCTGTTGAAGCGACCGATTCAGACGTGGACCAACTCGACGGCGGGCAACGTCTACACGATCCCAAGCAGCACGACCACGATCGGCAATCCAGCCAAGAGCGCCTGATGCGTCGACTTCTCCTCTGGCTCATCCCCGATAGAGCACTCCACCTCGGAGCACCGAAGCCACTGCCTCGATTCGGCAACGTCGTCCCCGACGACATCATCAAACGCTTGATCGATATCGAGCAGCTTCTGATGGCTGGCTTCACCCCGCCAAAGGATGTCTGACCTGCCCGTTTGGGTACTACACCGTTGCAATTCCACCTCCTGACAGAAGGAAAGAATCACCATGGCACGTGTCAGCAATAACGCAGAAGCAGACTTCGTGGTCCTCGCCTGGGACGGCACCGCGCCGGGCGTGACGAACGGGTACGACAACCCGGCCGAAGCCGAAGCCGAGGTCCGCGACTTGAAGGAACGGAACCCCGACAACGAGTACTTCGCGCTCCAGCAGCGGGACCTCGCGGCGAAGGTCGAAGAGTTGACGGGTACGCCCGCTGAGGCGATGACGGACCCGGACAAGACGCACGTCACCGCAGCCGAGGCCGCGCCGGCACAACCCGCGCCTGCGCCTGCGCCGAGTCCTGCTTCGAACGGCTGACAGTGATGAGCGAGGGCATCACTCAGTATCCAGAGGTAGTGAAGAGCGACCCGATAGTGGTTGTCTGGCCCGACGGAACGATTCATACGGGTACCCGAGGGTCGGGTGTGTCCGAGATTGGTCTTGGAACGCTCGTGCTTGCTGGTTGTGCACTACCCGGAGGCGCGCTCGGCACGAAAAAGAACAAGCGTCACGTGAGGATGTTGAGTGGCCCCCTCGCTCTGACGGTGGTGCGTGCAACCGAGGCGGCTGGCTACAGCCCCGGTGAACTCGTCGTTACCGTCGCGCACGGCAGAGTCGACGTTGGCGCTTTCGCAGAAGCGAGGAAGTGAGTCCTCGTGACGAACCAAGGTAGCTATGACCACGCTCGGTGATACCGCGTCGGAAGTAGTCCGTAACGAGCAGGGTGAGGTAGTCGCGTACCGTTGTAGGGCTGAACGTCCTCCGTACGCGATGTCGATGTCTCATCAGTGTGCGGGCACGATGCGTCGTATCAAGCGGATATGGCGTTGCAACCTGTGCGGACGGATAGCAGCCCAATGAACTCCAGCGAGGCTCGCCCTGCTCCGGGCGAACATGAGCCGCTGACGTATGACAAGAAGCGTGCGTTCGCCGAAGTCACGTTCCCCGAAGGATTTGTGGGGACAGCTCCTCTCGTCGCGTATACCGATGTGGGGGCTGATGACACTCCTGAGTAACGGCTCCGCCGTAAGAGACGATGACCCAGGTGAGCCCTCTACAGGGAAGCCCAGAGTCAGTGTCACCGAGGACGAAGCCCGCATCCTTAGCCGCCTGGCTACAGGGCAGGTAGTCCTCGAGCTCGGCACGGGGCTGGGCGTCAGCACCAGGGCCATGGCGGCCACTGCCCGTGCAGTGCGCACCATCGACCCGGACCCGTGGGTGCATCAGACCATCTGGCCCACGCTGCCCAACCTCGTGACGCATGCCGCGCTCCTCAACCCCGGCAACAGCGGCGTCTTCGATGTCGCCTTCATCGACGCTGACCACACCAGCGAAGCAGTAGAGGCCGATGTGCGCTATGCCCGCACCATGCTTCGCGAGCCTGGCCTCATCGTCTGCCATGACGCGAACTACGACAACGTCAAGCAAGGCTTAGCAAGAGCAGGTGGTACGTGGGTGACGATCAACACCACCCACGGCCTAGCCCTCCAATGGGTGTGAACGATGGCCTCGCAACGCGGAGTACGCACGCCGTACAAGATGCGCGCCTGGAAGGCGACCCGGCTGTTCGTGCTGAACCGCGATGGCTGGACCTGTCAACTCCGTAGACCGGGTTGCACGGGTACCGCAACCGAGGCGGATCACATCATGCACTGGAACCCGGACGGTTCGGGTGGCCCGTGGATTGATCCTCTCAATCTGAGAGCTGCTTGCAAGCACTGTAATTCTGGTCGGCGCAGAGGCGCCTCGACCGTGGTATCGACACCAGATGGAGCGGTGAAGCCTTCCCGCGACTGGTGACCACACCTAGCCCATAAGCGGCCCCCGCGCAGTGCGACCTGCCGGGGGTCTGGCCAATCCTGGTGAGAGGATCGACATGGAGAAGCGTACGTGTGAGACGTGCGGTCATGGCTACACACCGAAGGACAGACGAGGTCGCTTCTGCTCGACCCGCTGTCGCGAGGCTCACTGGTCACGCAGACCAGCACGGCCATACCGACGGACATGCCCAGCTTGTGGCCTCCAGTTCAAGAGCACGAAGCGCCGATGCGACACGTGTGCGGTGGCGCGCAGATCGCCTGGCCCGTCATCGCCCATCACATATGACGACTGCGAATGGTGCGGCCGATGCTTCGTCGCTAGGCGCAAACGGAAGTACTGCTCGCTTCAGTGCCAACGGTGGCAACACCCCAATGCGCAACGACTGAGCGCCATCGGCTACAGCAACTGCACGGTGTGTGGCACCACGTTCGTACGGAGAGCAGGCATCATCGGCCGCTGCTGCTCCGAACCATGTAGACGCAGAGCGCGCAGACGACACGAACGCAAGCGACTACGCAAAGCACAACTACGCGATCGATACACATTGCGCGAAGTAGCCGAGCGCGATGGCTGGCGCTGCCACCTCTGCCACAAGGCAGTCCCAGACCGGCCCTATGCAGCTCGTGACGAAGATGCCACCGTCGACCATCTCGTACCGCTCAGCGCAGGTGGAGACGACACGCTGATCAACGTGGCCCTTGCTCACAACGGATGCAACACCCGACGATCAGACCGAGGCGTAGCGCAACTCAGACTGCTCGCCTGACTACGCATAGTGGGGGTGGGCATCGGCACGGCACGGCACCACGCCCGCTCCGACCCGACACCTGACGATTTTTACTCCGGGAGATTTTTGGGCCGATGGCGACTCACGGGTCTGTGCATCAGCCGGTCTACGACTCGACTGCGTGGAAGCTGGTCCGGAAGTCGGTCCTAGCGAGGGATGGGTTCCGATGCCAGATCAGACTTCCGGGGTGCCTGGGAAGGGCGACGGCCGCGGATCACGTGGTGGAGCTCGAGGACGGCGGAAGCCCGTACTCCCTGAGCAATCTGCAGGCGGCGTGCCGGCCGTGCAACACGGCAAAAAGGAACCGGTCGCTCGCAAAGCGCGCCCGGCAGCTAAACCCGACCCAACTCCGGCGGTGGTGACGCTCACCGAGGCGGTCCAGGTCGGCCGGCTGGATGGATTGCGCGCGTTGCGGGATGCCCTGGCTCGGGAGATCGTGGCCGGGCGGGTGGAGCGGGGCGTGTCGCAGACGGCCTCGTTGGGCCGCCAGTTGCGTGAGGTGTTGAAGGAAGTCGACGAGCTCGAGCGGCTGAACCCAAAGAAGTCGGTGGTCGATGATCTCGCAAACCGACGTCAGGCTCGGCGTTCAACAGCCGCGAATACTGCTGAAGCCGGCGGGGATCGTCAGTAGCGCTGGCCCAGAAGCCACGGAACTCGCCGCCGCGTGCGGGCTGAACCTCGACCGCGCCCAGTCGTTGCATCTCGACGTCTCGATGGGCGAACGAGCGGATGGCAGTTGGGCTGCGTCCGAGGTCGGGCTGATCGCCTCTCGCCAGAACGGCAAGAACGGCGAGGTTGAAGCTCGGGAAGTCTTCGGCCTGACGGTGTTGAACGAGTGGATCATTCACACGTCGCACCTATTCAAGACCACCCGCGAGTCCTACGACCGGCTGATGTGGCTGATCGAGGGAAACCCGGAAGTCCGGGACTGCCTGCTGCGGGCGGTCGGGTCGCCGGCCTCGGGCTACGAGATGCGATTCCGCGGTGGTGGGCGCATCACCTTCATCGCCCGCTCGAGGTCATCCGGTCGTGGCCTGACCGGCGACCTGTTGATCTTCGATGAGGCGCAAGATCTCAACGACGACGCCCAAGGCGCTCTGCTACCGACCATTTCAGCCCGTCCGGGAGCGCAGGCGTGGTATCTCGGGTCCGCTCCAGGGATCGGGTCGGCGGTGTTCCACCGGCTCCGCAAGCGCGGGCGCAAAGGTCAGGAATCCCGCCTCGCGTACTTCGAGCATTCCGCCGATCCAGACTGCGACCCCGACGACCGCTCAGCGTGGGCACAGGCGAACTGGGCGTACAACACTCGCATCACGGAAGAGGCGATCGCTTCAGAGCGGGCTTCGATGTCGCTCGAGATGTTTTTGCGGGAGCGACTGTCCGTGAGCCCCGACATCGACGACCTTGAAGGCGTCATCCCCGCGGATGCGTGGGCAGAAGCCTGTTCACCCGACCTCGAAGTGGTCGCGGACTGCTTCGCACTCGACATGAACCCCGAACGGTCCTACGGCGGCATCGTCGCGGCGGGCGCAGGCCCGATCCTCGAGGTCGTCGCGTACGCGTCCGGTGTCGGCTGGATGGAGGAGCGCGCGGTCGAGTTGCACCAGAGGTACAAGGTGCCGTTCGCGATCGACGCGAAAGGCCCCGCGGGCACTCTGATCGCCCCCCTCGAGCAGCGTGGCGTGAAAGTCATCGCTCTCACGTCCGACGAGATGGTCAAAGCGAGCGGCGACTTCTACGACAAGGTCATCAACGGCCTCGTCAAGGTCCGCACCAATGTCGATCTGAACAAGGCCGTGATCGGGGCCGCGAAACGCCCGGTCGGTGACGCGTTCTGCTGGGGCCGTAAGACCTCGGATTCGGAGATTTCCTTGCTCGTCGCCGCGACCGCAGCCCTGTGGCAACAGCCGCGCGGCGGGAACATCGAACTGATGGCCGCGTGGGCGTAACCGCGAACGTCCTGCAGGCAGTCGGCCTCGCCCTCATCGCCTGCGGAGGGTTCCTCATCGCAACCTGGCTCGGCCTGTTCCTCGCCGGCCTCGGTTGTGTGCTGCTCGGTCTCGCATTGGAGAGGTAAATGCTCAGACGCCTCTTCAATCGCGACCTTCCGCTTTCCGGAGTCGGCGCGAACGAGACGACCGGCCTCGACATCTACAACTGGGCGAAAATGTTCGCGCCCGGCTCGCAGATGTCCTTCAACGGCTTCCAGTACCAGGCATACAAACTCGGTAGCGGTGGGGCGGAGTCGGGGCTGATGGCCTCGAACCCGGCCGTGTTCGCTATCGCGTCGATCCGGGTCCAGTTGTTCTCCGAAGCGCGCTTCCAATGGCAGCAGCTACGCGGCGGGCGTCCCGGCGACCTGTTCGGCAACGCGGACCTCGCGATCCTCGAGGAGCCGTGGGCCGGCCACACGACTCGCGACATGCTCGCCCAGGCCGAGCTCGACATCGTGGCCGCTGGGAACTCGTATTGGGTCCGCAACGGCCAGTTCCTCCAGCGCCTCGACCCGGCCCATGTGAAGTTGCTGACCGCAGCTGCGCGCGACCAGACGATGAGCGGCTACGAAATCGGCGAAGAACTCATCGGCTACGCGTACGTCCCGGGCCACGACGATAAGCACGTCACCGTCTACCTCCCCGAAGAGGTCTGCCACTACAAGCCGATCCCGAATCCGGGGAACCGGTTCCTCGGGCTGTCGTGGCTGTCGCCGTGCCTGCAGGACATCACGACCGATGACCTCCTGACCCAACACAAGCAGTCGGTGATGAAGAACGGCGCGGCGCTCTCGACGATCGTGTCGTTCGACCCAGCAACGAGCCGCGAGCAGTTCGACCACTTCGTCGACACGTTCCGCCGCGATCACGACGGCCCCCAGAACGCGAACAAGACCCTCTTCCTCGGTGGTGGCGCGGACGTCAAGACGGTAGGCCAGACGTTCGAAAACCTGATGCTCCAAGCCGTACAGGGCGCGGGTGAAGTCAGAATCGCGGCCGCTGCCGGAATTCCCGCGGCGATCGTCGGCTTCTCCGAAGGACTGCGCGGGTCGACGCTGAATGCCGGCAACTATGGCGAAGCGCGGAGGCGCCTTGCCGATGCGACGATGCGGCCCCTCTGGGGAGCGTTCGCCTCGTCGATGCAATCCCTCATAGCGAAGCCTGCCGCGTCGCGCTTGTGGTTTGACGATAGGGACATCGCGTTCCTGCGCGAAGACCTCGCGGATCAAGCGAACATCCTCGCCGAGAACGCGAAATCGGTGATGACACTCGTGCAAGCCGGTTGGGAACCCGACGCGGCGATCGAAGCGGTCACGACCGGCGATTTGAGTCGACTCAGTGGGCGTCACCTGGGGCTCTATTCAGTCCAATTGCAACCGCCCATGGCTGGGGAAATGCCCGCGTCTTTTGGAGCACAACCCCAACCGCAGAAGGTGCAACCCGCGCCGAGCCCGGCGCTCCCCGTAGGAGCCAACAACAATGGCAACTGAGACGAGGACACGCATGACCCGCGACGAACTCGACAAGCTCGCGCGCTCGCGCCAGTTCATTCATCGCCTGACGCGCGATGACCTCGCTGCTGTTGTCGACTTGCTCGACGCCACTGAGGCGCGCGCCGTGAAGGCCGAGTACCGCGCGGAAGTGAACGTCGAAGAGGAGCGTTCCGCCCTCGCCGCGGAGAACGTTCTGCTGCGTCAAGAGCGCGAACAGGCCCGTCACGACTGCAAGTTGGCAGAAGCCGCGCTGGAACGTCTCACTACCGAGATTCGCGACCGCGCCGCGGGCTTGCTGACCTCCGTCAACGATCTCTGAATCCTTCGCGGCAGCTTCGGCGCGCGCTAACGACAAGGACCCCTTGTTATGGCAATTGACCACGAACGCGATTTCGCGTTTACTCTCACGCGTTCTGACGACGCCGAGAACGACGGCCTGACCTTCGAGGGCTACGCGGCCGTCTTCAACACGGCAGCGCATATCCGCGACGCGGACGGCGAATACGACGAGGTGTTCTCGCCCGGCGCGTTCAAGCAGACCATCAACCGTGGCAAGCCGTACTTCATGTTCTGCCATGGAAAGCATCCCCTTTTGGGCCAGATGCCTCTGGGGACGATCACCGAACTGCGTGAAGATGCGCGCGGTCTGTTCGTCAAGGCGCGCCTGACCGACAACTGGCTCATCGCCCCAGTTCGCGACGCGATCCGCGACGGTGCGGTGACGGGCATGTCGATCCGCTTCGGTCCCGTAAAGGAGAAGTGGACCGGCCGACCGTCACTCGCGTGTCGGCACGGCGAACTTCGCACCGTCCATGAGGCGAGGGTCGTCGAGCTCGGCCCGGTCGTTGTCCCGTCCTACGCGGACACGACCGCATCGGTGCGGAGCGCGTTCCACAACCTCGAAGACGTCGTCGACGGTCTGACCATCAACGTCGGTTTGCGCGACGCGACCACGACGGTGTCGACGCATGACCAGACCGTTCTTGATTTGGTGAAGAGCGCAATCAAGGACCGGCTCGGCCTCAACGATTCGGACGACGTGAGCCCGACCGACTTCTACGAAGCCGACAACAAACTCGTCTTCACCGTCTTCGGATCCAAGGCATCGGAGTACTCGGGCTCGTTCCAGGCGGACTACACGTACGCCGACGGAGTTGTGACCCTCACCGGCGACCCCGTCGCCGTGCAAGCGACCGGCTACGAACCGCGATCGAACGAGGACGCCATGTCGACCATGCTCACCCGCGACGACGTGACGTTCGCCGACATCACCGAAGCCGTCGAGGACGCGATCGAAACCCTCATCGGTGTCGACGACGTCACCTCCGACGTCTGGGTCGCAGACATCACCAGCTCGTGGGCGGTCTTCTCCGTCTGGGGCGCCCTCGAAGACAAGTGGCCCGACTACTGGAAAGTCACCTACACCATCGACACGGACGAGAACGTGACCCTCGGTACTCCCGAAGCGGTCGAACAGACCTACGTCCCCAAGGCGACGCCCCCCGCGCGCAGCGCCGAACTTCGCAATGCCCGTAACACCACTGGCCCTTCCACAGAAGCCGCAACTCGCTCTTCTACCGAAGCCGCCGCGAAAGAGGACCGCGTACCTCGCGGCCCGATGACATCGCCCGCAGAACGCGAAGCCGTGCTCCGAGAGTACGAGCTCACGCGTCGCGGCATCAAAGTAGGAGCAACCTGAAATGACAACGACCGAATCGCCGGCTGAGGTCGGCAAGAACACGAAGATGGGAGATCTGCGAGAACGACTCGATGACATCGACGCCGAACTCGTCTCCCTCAACGAACGCGGGTTCGGCGCGACCGACCCCGAGCAGGACAAGTGGGATGACCTCGTCGCCGAACGCGACGCGTTGTGGCCCGAGTACGAGAAGCTCGAGGAGCGTGCGAAGCGCATCGACGAGATCCAGTCGACCACGCGTCGCAAGATTCGCGGCGAAGCGCCCCGCAAGAAGCCCCTCGACGACCTCCTGTCCCGCGACGTGCAGTCGCTCAGCTTCCGCGAAACCCGCGACGCCGCCCTCGGTGTCCTGGATGACAAGGAAGCGGCCTGGCTGCTCACCGACAACCAGCTCGCAGTGCTCGACCGTGGCGTCCGCGACGCCCGCTCGGACCTCGCGATGCGCACGCTGGTCACCGAGAACGAGTACTACCGCTCGGCGTTCCACAAGCTGATGACCGACCCCAACGCGGCAGCGATGCTGACCGAGGACGAACGTCAAGCAGTCCGGCTGCAACAGCAGTACCGGTCGTGGGCAGAGCGTGCCCAGTCCGAAACGACCACGGCGGGCGGCTTCGCCATCCCCGTGTTCATCGACCCGTCGATCATTCTGACGGACCAGGAGTCGGCGAACCCGTTCCTGTCCATCGCACGCACGGTCGACATCAACACGAACGCCTGGAAGGGCGTCAACGCGGCCGGCATGTCCTGGTCGTTCGACGCGGAGAACACGGAAGTCTCCGACGACGCCCTCACCATCGCGCAACCGAGCGTGACGGTGTTCCAGGCCCGCGGCTTCATCCCCTACTCGATCGAGATCGGGGAAGACTGGCCGGGCTTCCAAGCCGAAATGGCACGAGTTCTCGCGATCGGCTACGACGAACTGCTGATCGACAAGTTCTCGCGCGGTTCCGGCTCCGGTGAGCCTCGTGGAATCCTGACTGCGCTTGCTGCGTCGTCTCCGACGGTCATTGTGACGTCGTTGACGGACGGCGCGTTCGGCCAGGAGGACATCTACGCGGTCTGGTCTGCACTCCCGCAGAAGTACCGCCGTCGTGCGTCGTTCATGATGAACGTCGACATCAACGACAAGATCCGCCAGTTCGGTACGTCGAACGTGTACCACGCGTCCACGGTGACGTTGCCGGCCAACGCGATCGAAGTGCTGTTCGGCCGTCCCGTGTACGAATCGCCGTACTTCCCGGTGTTCAGCTCGACTACTGGGGCGAGTAACAGACTAGTAGTCGGAAATTTCGATAACTACGTCATTGCTCGACGCACAGGGATGACCGTGGAGTTCGTTCCGCAATTGTTCTCCACAGGGAACGGCCGGCCGACAGGCAGCCGTGGCTGGTTCGCTCACGCGCGCATCGGAGGTAACAGCGTGAACGACGCTGCCTTCCGTATGTTAAGTAACACGTGAACCGTTAGCCTAATCGTTATGCTATGCTCTTGGGCATGGCAGAAGCGTTGGGTTGTAAGAACTGTGGCAAGCCGTTCCCGCCCCGCCGAGGTGGCGGTCAATATGGCGGGGGCGGCAAGCCGCAGGTTCATTGTTCGGATAAATGCCGACGAGATTGGGCACGCAAGCAACTGCTCGCCCGCAAGTGGGCGCAGCGGGCAACGGAATGCCCAGTATGTGGTGGACCGATCGAACAGAACGCCGTGGGGCAGCCTCGCAAGTTCTGCTCGGAGAAATGCAAGCTGCGAGCGACGAATCGGCGTGTCGCACGCGCCCGTCGCCCGGCCAAGCGAGGCTACGAAAAGCAATGTGCTCACTGCGGTAAATCGTTCACCGCGATCCGCGCCGACAGAATGTACTGCTACGACAGCTGGTGCGGGCAATATGCGTACGGAGAACGGAAGAGCGTTGGCGCTGGTCTCCGAATGCAAGAGCATCAGGTTGCGTGTGATGAGTGCGGAACGACATTTACGGCCACCCATCCGCGCGCACGGTGGTGTACGAAGCAGTGCGGTTGGAAACACAACCATCGAGTAGCCGCCAAACGGGCACGCGTCGATCAATCGATCGTTCCCTTCACAGATCGCCAGGTGTTCGTTCGTGACGCGTGGGTCTGCCATCTCTGCGGCGACCCAATCGACCCTGAAATGAAATGGCCCGATCCGATGTGCGCGACCGTGGACCACGTACTGCCGATCTTTCATGGCGGCAAGGACGAACTCACGAACGTCGCCGCCGCCCACTGGAAGTGCAATCGCGCAAAGGGCCGCAAAGCCCTACCTAAAAAGGGGACTCATGAGTAACGACGTTGTCTACGCGCTCACGACCATGCACGTCGCAGGCACGATGCTCAAACAAGGCGAGCTCTACGACGCGAACCATCCGCTCGTGCGCGCGCACCCGGAATGGTTCTCCGATGACCTCCTGCAGATCGCGACACGCGCGCCAGGCTGGAGAGACGTCCCTCCGGAGGAGCCGGTTCGGCGGGGTCCGGGACGGCCGCGGAAGATCGAAACGACCGAAGCGAACATCGAGGTAACGACATGAGTGACGAGAACCCCCAAGACCAGCAGACGGTCGGCCCGACGGTGCCGAAGGAGCCGGGCGAGATCGGCTGGCACGCAGACGCGGACGCTCCCGGTGATCTTTCTGTCCCCGAACCGGGGAGTGGTGGGGTCGGACCGTACGAGCCCGCGCCGGCGACACCGCCGAACGACGGTCTGCTCGACGAGCCCGCGGAGCCTGTCGCGGAGAAGGCTCCGGCTGCTCCGGCGAAGGTCGCGTACGCGGACATGAGTGACGATGACCTGCGCGCGGAGATCGACCGCAGGCGCGCGTTGGGTCAGCCGTTGCCGGATGTTCGTGACGCGTCGACAGACAACCTGATCGCGTTGCTGCAAGCCTCTGATGGGGCGCATTCGGGGTGAGCGTCGCGCTCGCGTACGTTCACGACAAGGAGACGGCGCACAGCTTCCAGGTCTCCATCGAAGACCTCGTCTTCTACGACCTCGCGCACGACCAACATCTGTACGGGGTGAAGAACCCGCACCGGATGCGCTACGGCGCCGGTGGTCTTGTCGCGGCACGGAACCATGTCGCCCAACAGGTCATGGACGGCGACTACGAGTGGTTGCTGTGGATCGATACGGACATGGGGTTCGAGCCCGACTCCCTCGACCGTCTGATGGCGGTCGCGGACCCGAAGACCCGGCCGATTGTCGGCGGGCTGTGTTTCGCGATGAACGAGACGGGCGTCGACGGGTACGGCGGCTACCACACGGTCCCGCGGGTCACGATCTACGACTGGGTCGAGGAACGCACCCCCCGCGGGTTCGTGTCACGTGTCTGGTATGAGCCCAACGCCCTCACCGCGTGTGACGCGACGGGCGGCGCGTTCGTACTGATTCACCGGTCGGTGCTCGAGAAGATCCACGCCGAGTACGGGCCCGCTTGGTATGACCAGGCCAAAGGCGACGAGGGCCTGGTTGCGGAGGACTTGTCGTTCTGTATGCGGGCGAAGGCGCTCGGATTCCCGATCTTCGTGCATTCCGGGGTGAGGACGACACACATGAAGACGGTGTGGCTGAGCGCGGCCGACTTCTGGGCTGACCCGATGGTCCAACCCGCGACCGAGCAGTGCGCGGTGCTCGTCCCAGTGATGAAACGACCCGAGAGTGCGGAGCCGTTCATGCGGTCGCTGCGCGCGTCGACTTCCTTGGCGACCGCGTACGCGATCTACGACGAGGACGACATCGCGACCCGCGACGCCTGGAAGGCGGCCGGCGCGCAACTGTTGCCGTCGTCAGGGCCGTCGTTCGCGACGAAGATCAACGACGGGTATCGCAACACCGACGAACCGTGGCTGTTCCTCGTCGGAGACGACGTCGCCTTCCATCCGGGCTGGCTGGACCATGCGCAGTTCGCCGGGAAGATCACCGAGGCGTCCGTGATCGGCACGAACGATCTCGGTAACCCGCGTGTCATGCGCGGCGAGCACGCCACCCACATGCTCATCCGCCGCAAGTATGTGGATGAGCAGGGCGCGTCGTGGGACGGTCCCGGTGTCGTGTGCCATGTCGGGTACCGCCACTGGTTCGTCGACGACGAGCTCGTGCATGCGGCGAAGGAACGCAACGTGTGGTCGATGGCGCTCGCGTCGAAGGTCGAGCACCTGCACCCGTTGTTCAAGAAGGGTCAGTCGGACGAGACGTACCGGATCGGTCAACTGTACGCGGACAAGGACCGGAAGACGTTCGCGAAGAGGCTCGCGAACCACTGAAGATGTAGCGGTCGGGTGAGCGGATCGATCCTCGCCGGTCTCTGCTCCCTGGCCGCTACCTACTCACCAGCGAGGGGAGTGTCGGTGCGTGTTCTCGTAACAACGTCCCCTGACGCGCAAAAAAGCCTTTGTTTACAGGCTAGAATGAGCCTTCAAGTGCCCCCGCACCGCGCTAACGGCCGGGGGCGTGCCCACCACCTAGCAAGAGGTGATGAGATGCCGGATCGTACTGTCCTTCTCGTCCGCTGCCCATGTGGCACCGAGTTCGGGACGACCGAGGCGAGGAAACGGACGGGTCGCGGGCTCTACTGCTCGCGGCGCTGCATGTACGCCTATCGCGTCCGACCTACCGGTTTGCATTACGAGATCAAGGTGCGGAACAGAGCGTGGTATACGAGCGATGATCCGCGCCGCCTCCGAGGCGAGGACCACCCGGCATGGAAGGGTGATGACGTCGGCTACCGCGAATTGCACCGTTGGGTCCGCAACTATCGAGGCGAGCCCGGCCCGTGTGAGTACTGCGGATCAGATGGCTACACGGAGTGGGCCAACAAGAGCCACAGCTACCTCCGCGATCTCGATGACTGGCTCGCTCTGTGTCGCAAGTGTCATAGCGGGCATGACAGCGGACCCAACCGTGGTATGGCGGTCGCTCGGTATGGTGCGAAGGGGCTGCGGTGAGAGTCCTAGTTTCAGGTGGCGCGGGCTTTATCGGCTCGGCTGTCGTTCTACGTCTGAAAGAGCAAGGCCACGAGCCCGTCGTGTTCGACCGGTTCCAAGGCCAAGACATCGTCGACAGTGGTGCCGTAGCGGACGCGGTCAAAGGTTGCGACGCGGTCATTCACCTTGCAGGGATGTTGGGGACGCACGAACTGTTCGACATCGCTCACATGGCAGTGAACGTCAACATTCACGGCACCCTGAATGTCCTGCAAGCCTGCGACGCGTTCGAAGCGTCGTATGTCGGGATCACGATGCCCGTCTCCGGGTGGGCGAACGTCTACACCGCGACGAAGCACTGTGCCCAGGATCTCGCCTCTGCATGGCACCGGCACAAGGGCCTGAAGGTCTCTCATGTGCGCGCGTACAACGCGTACGGGCCGGGCCAGAAATGCGGTCCCGGACACCCGCAGAAGATCGTCCCGACCTTTGCGACCGAAGCGTGGGCGGGACGCCCGATCCCGATCTGGGGTGACGGGGAACAGACCGTCGACCTCATCCACGTCGATGACCTCGCCCGCCACCTCGTCGACGCGCTCGCCTATGAAGACGACCGGATCATCGAAGGTGGGAGCGGCGAACCGTTTACCGTGAACCACATCGCCGCGCTCGTCCAGATCGTCACTGGCGGCGCGAGCAACGACGTCGAGCATCTCCCGATGCGGATGGGAGAAGACGCCGGCACGAACATCGTGTCACCGGTCAAGAATGCTCCGTTCGATATGGCCCGCTTCCGCGAGACCGTCGAGTCATACCGGCCATGACCCGGTCAACTTGCACGTTCGATGGGTGCCGCGAGCTGCTGAAGGCTGGCGGATACTGCAACAAGCACTACATCAGACTGCGAAAGCATGGTAATCCATCGGTCCGAAAGACTCGGACTGGCGCACCCGTGGGCTTTGGGCCGGGGGGTCTGAACCGCGACGGTTACCGACGCTTTTATAGAGATGGCGTCCCCGTCTTCGAGCACCGGATCGTGATGGAGCAGCATCTCGGACGCTCGCTGTTCTCGTTTGAGAACGTGCATCACAAGAACGGCGTGCGCCACGACAACCGCATCGAGAATCTCGAGCTCTGGGTCACACATCAGCCCATTGGCCAACGACCTGAGGATCTGATCGCCTGGGCGCATGAGATCCTCGCTCTCTATGGGAATCCAGAATAATGAAGCCTCTACCGGAGCTGTATCTAGACGCGTGTCATACGCCTTCCGATATCTTCGAACACCTTCCCGTCTTCGTTGATTTGTGCCGCGAACTCAAGGCCACCAAGGTCATCGAACTCGGAACGCGCGGCGGCGTTTCAACGATCGCGTGGCTCTACGGCTTGGACCATCAAGGCCACCTGTGGTCTGTCGATATCAATCCAGGACCGCTGTTGGATTACGAGCACTGGACGTTCCTGCGCGGCCACGATCTGGATCCCGTTGTTCTCGCAGAACTGCCTGAGAAGGTCGACGCCATCTTTATCGATACATCGCACCATTACGAAGACACCCTGCGCGAGCTCGAGACGTACCTTCCGCGCGTACGAGAAGGTGGCCGGCTCGTCTTGCACGACACCGAGCTTGAGGTCCCCGAAGATTCCCCGGCAGGTGACCCGCCGTACCCGGTGAAGACGGCAGTGGAGTACTTCTGTGAGCTGCACGACCTCGAATGGTCGAACGTCACTAACTGCTACGGGCTAGCTCAGATCGTCGCGTGAGACTCGCGCTGCTCACCGCCGCGTATGACAACTACGACGAGCTGAAGGAGTTACCTCCTCAGGATGTGGCGTACGAGGCGATCTGCGTCACCGACGACCCCAACCTTCACTCCGAATCGTGGACGGTCGTCTACGACCCTCAACCGGGGGTGCATCCCAACCGGGCGGCGAAGAAACCGAAGTTCTGCCCGTGGAACTACACGGACGCCACGTTTTCGATCTGGATCGACGCCTCCTTCCGGGTGATGAGCCCCGCATTCATCGGCGACGCTCTCGACATCGTCGGAACGCAGAACGAGAGCCCACTCGCGCAGTTCCCGCACAACATGCGCGACTGCCTCTACGACGAAGCCGAAATATCGATCGGGATGGCGAAATACGCCACAGAACCGCTCGCCGAGCAGGTCGCCCGGTACCGCGAGTGGGGCCACCCGACACATTGGGGTTTGTGGGCCACCGGGATCATGTTCCGATACCACACTCCCGAAGTCGTCGAGCTCGGCGAACGGTGGATGAAAGAAGTGGCCGACTGGTCCTTTCAGGATCAGGTGTCACAGCCCGCGATGTTGCGTGAGGTCGGCATCCGACCCCTTGCGCTTCCCGGCTTCTACTGGGCGGGTCAGAACCCGTGGTTCGGTTACGAGGGTTCCTCGAGACATTGAAAGAGGGTGCATCGGATGTCAGCGCCCGCGTACGCGACGACCGCCCAGTTCCGGGACTTCATCAAAGACACCTCACTCAACGACGCAGTGCCCATCGCGACGATCCTCCTCTCGGCGTCTCGCGACGTGGAGAAAATCTGCGGGCGGGCCTTCTACCAGCCCGACACGCCGACCGTGCAGTACTTCTCGCCCGCCCGGAACAGCCCGTGGGTTCTCGATCTCGACGACATGGACCTTGCCACCACGGATGGTCTGGTCGTCGCGGTGCAATGGTCGAACGGCGGCAACTACGCCGAGACATGGTCGCTCGGCACCGACTACATCGCCGAACCGGTGAACCAGTCGGTCAACGGCATCGTCGGCTGGCCGTACACGTCGTTGCGGTCCCTCGCGAAGATTTGGCCGCCCCGTTACGCCGACTTCTACCGGGACACCGTGAAGGTCACCGCGACGTGGGGTTGGCCCGCGGTTCCGGATCCGGTCGTGCAAGCCACGTTGATGCGCGCGTTCGAGCTCTACAAGGGTGGCGAGGCACCGTTCGGTGTGGCGGGCCAGGGTGACTTCGGGGCGATCCGCGTGCGTGACAACCCGATGGTGTCGTCGCTGCTGCAGCCGTACAAGAAGCAGACGACGCTCCTGATGGCCTGATGGACATTCAGGCGGTCAGTACCGCTTTCGCGACCGTGCTCAGCCCGTTGGACGTCCGTGTCTACGACTACGGACCCGATGCCCCGATCTCGCCCGCGGTGTTCATCTACCCGCTCGACATCGCACAGTATGAGGCGACGTTCGACGGTGCGGTCACCGCGAACTTCGTACTTCGCTTCCTCGTCGCGTCGGGTGCTGCGAAGGGCGGGCAGGCGCAACTCAACGGTCTGCTCTCCCCGAAGGGCGCGGGCTCCGCTGTCGCACTCATCTTGAAGGACAACACGCTCGGCGGGGTGGTGTCGGGATCGCATGTCGCGCAGATGCGGAACTACGGCGTGCTCACGTTTCCGGACACGACCCGCTACTACTCGGCGGAACTGGTGGTTGAGGTGTACGCCTGAAATGCCCGTCTCCGTCTTCAGTGTCACGGGCACGTTCCACAACGCCGACAACTCACCCGCGTCGGGCACGGTGACGTTCTACGCGAACAACGACTGGGACATCAACACCGGCGTCATCGGTGACGACTCCCCATCGGTCGTCACCCTAAACGATGCGGGCTCTCTTCCGCACGTCGACCTGTTGTGCAACATCGGCGGCTACCACGTCGTCACCAAACTCGGACCTCCGGGCAACACCGTCGAGTTCGACCTTCCCTCCCAGACGCCGTTCTCGGTCATCGACCTTTCCACCATTGACCCTGGCACGTCCATCTTTCATTCCGAAGATATCGGTGCTGCCGCCGTCCCGCAGGGCGGGACAGCCGGCCAGGTTCTCACGAAACTGTCGAGCGCAAACTACGACGACGGCTGGATAGATGCCGGCGCGGTCGGCGTATGGCGTGACGGATCGGGTGTCCCGAGCGACAGCCTCGGCGGTGACGGCGACTACTACCTCAACGACACGACCGGGGACGTTTACCGCCGCGTGACGGGCGCCTATGGGCTCGTCGCGAACATCCTCGGTCCAGCAGGACCCACCGGGCCGACCGGGCCGACCGGCCCCGCAGGGCCATCGGGCGCGGCCGGATCGTCGTACGTCCACACCCAAAACATCCCGGCGACGGTATGGACCGTCAACCACAACCTCGGACTGTTCCCGAACGTCACGACCGTGGATACCGCACTCAACGAGTTCGAGTCGACGATCGTCTACATCGATTCCAACTCCCTCACCGTCACTATCTCAGTTGCGGTAGCCGGGTTCGCATACAACAGATAGCGGAAGGCACCCCCCGTGGCGAAGAAGTTCCTCACCCCAATCGACCTCAGCAAACTCGAGCTACAAAACGCTCGTATCCAGCAGCTGTCGTCGGACCCGAGCAGCCCGGTCGAGGGCGTCATCTATCACAACACGACGAACCACGTGTTCTCGTTCTACAACGGGACGTCGTTCATCTACCTCGGGACACTCGACCAGATCACCGCGCCCGCCGCGGATGTGTCGCTCAACAGCCACAAGCTGACGAACGTCACGAACCCGTCCACCGGTACGGACGCCGCGAACCGCCAGTACGTGCTGGGCTTGACACTGAACGATCTGACCGCCCTCACCGCGGACTACTCGGTCAACAGCCACAAGATCACGTCGCTCGCCACGCCGACAAACCCCGGCGACGCGGTGACGAAATCCTACGCAGACGGCCTGATCGCCGGCGTCTCATCGTGGAAGACCGCGGTACGAGCAGCGACGACGGCGAACGGCACTCTTGCGAGCGCGTTCGCGAACGGCTCAGTCATCGACGGCGTGACGCTCGTGACCGGTGACCGGATCCTCCTCAAGAACCAGTCGACCGGCGGGGAGAACGGCATCTATGTCGTCGCGGCTTCGGGCGCTCCGAGTCGACCGACTGACGCCGACGCCGGCACGGAACTGACCGGCGCGGCCGTGTGGGTCGACGAGGGCACGACGAACGCCGATTCCGGCTGGGTTCAGACCGTCGACACGGCCATTACGATCGGGACGACCGCGACGGTATGGGTGCAGTTCTCCGGTCTCGGGCAGATCACGTCCGGTGCCGGTCTCACAAAGACCGGGAACACGCTCGACGTCGGCGCGGGTACGGGTATCACGGTCGCGGCGGACACGGTCGGTATCGACACGACGGTCACGGTCGATAAGACCACGGCGCAGACGTTGACGAACAAAACGTTGACTTCGCCGGCGATCAACACGCCGACGGGGATCGCGAAAGCCGATGTCGGGCTCGGCAACGTCGATAACACGTCGGATGCGACGAAAAACGCGGCGGCCGTCACCCTGACGAACAAGACGCTCACGACCCCGTTGGGGATCGTCGCGGGCGACATCGCGTCGGGCACATTCGCCATCGGCCGGATCCCGACCGGCACGACGGGGACTACTGTCCCTCTCGGCGGGGTGATCACCGGGGCAGGCCCGACGGGTGACGCGTCCCACACCCTCGCGTTGACCTACAACGCGGCCGGGCAGGTCACGGCGGTCACGAACAACGCGATCGCGATCGCCGAATCGCAGGTCACGAACCTCACCACCGACCTCGCGGCGAAACCCGGGAAGTTCGCGGTCGACGTCGGTGACGGGTCCTCCACCTCCATTGTCATCACCCACTCTCTCGGCACGAAGGATGTCATCGCCGAGGTGTACGACAAGACGACACCGTTCGCGAAGGTCGAGTGCGACGTGCAGCACACGTCGACAACGACATCAACGCTCATCTTCTCGGTAGCACCAACATCGGCGCAGTACCGCGCGGTTTGTATCGGATGACAATATTGCGCCGTGCTAGGATAAGCGTATGGAGTGCAGTGTTTTTGAGTGCAACCGTACGGCGAGCCTTCGCGGCTGGTGCAAGATGCACTACACGCGATGGCGACGCACCGGCGATCCCGAAATGGTCAAGCGGCGACTTGTCTGGGGAACGCTCGAGGAGCGGTTCACGGCTCGAGTCCCCCGAGGCCCCGTTGCCAAATGTTGGGAGTGGCAGGGCGGTCGCAGCCGACAGGGATATGGGCAAATCGCTGTGGATCGCGGAGGCGAGCGATGGCGATCCGAACCGGCGCATCGTGTTGCATGGGAACTCGCGAACGGTCCGATTGCCGAAGGCATGTGCGTCTGTCATAGGTGCGACAACCCGCCCTGCTGCAACCCGGCTCATTTGTTCCTGGGCACGCCCGCGGAGAACAACGCGGACCGGGACGCCAAGGGACGCCATCGGGCGGGGTCCCAGAGGAACCCTGCTCGAGGCGAGCGAATCGGTAACGCGAAGCTCACCGCCGAGAAGGTACGCGAGATCAGAGTGTTGTACGCAGCTGGTGGCGTCTCTCAAGCGGCCCTCGGATCTCGCTTTGGCGTCAATCAGAGCAAAATCAGCGATGTGGTCCACAAAAAGACTTGGGCGCACGTCATCTGACTCCGGTGTGCCTCGGATGATGGTCGGCTAGCGCATGGCCCTCAAGTTCCTCACCGGGCTCGATATCCCGACGACGGGTCTCACCCTCGCTGGAGTGACGTCCGCCGCGCTCGGGGAAGCGAACCTCGGACTCGCGACGCTCACGAACCACGGGGTACTCCTCGCCGCCGGCGCGGGCGCGTTCACCGCACTTGCGCTCGACGCGTCGACAACGAAATATCTGAAGTCGGGTGGGTCGTCGGCTGGTCCGACGTGGGCGACGATTCCGGTCGCGGATGTGACCGGTGCCGCACCACTCGCGAGCCCGACCTTCACGGGCACTGTGACGATTCCGGGTGGGGCGTCGATCAGCGGGTTCGCGACCCTCGCCTCACCGACGTTCACGGGTACGGCGACGATGCCGCTCGTCAGGTTCACGGGCGGCGCGTACACGGCGTCCTTCACCGACATTTCCACCCAGGTCAACAACACGTTCGCTACTACGGCGAGCATGTCGCACACCGGTCTTGTGATCGCTCCGGGGGATACGTGGAGTGTTGCTCCCGGTGTCGCGTCGATGTTCCTGGGCGCCAACGTCGCGGGCGTATTCGCGAATGACCCGGCCGCTGCGATCGACCTCGGACCGGTCGTCGCGTTCTCAGCGTCCTACATCAAGAAGATTGATACGCAGACCGGCCGGTCGATGGGCCTGTTCGACACCGACTTCAACTCGGCGCCGTCGTATCTGGTGGCGAACTCCGGGACATTCACTGCCGCGACGCACACGTCGTTCGCAGCTGCCGTGATTCTGAACGCTGCATCGTCGACGATGACGTCACACAAGGGGTTCACTTCCGGTGCGACGCTCACGAACGGAACGCTCACGACCCTGACGCACATCAGCCTCGTGGACCCTACCGGTGGCGGGACCCTGACGACCCAGATTGGGATTGACATCGCCGCGTTCGCGAAGGGCGGAACGAATATCGGTATCCGCAACAAGGCGAACACGCAGCTCGGTTCGTCCGCACAGTTGACGGTCGACACGTCCGGGAACCTCGCAACGTCCGGTTCGGCGCTCTCGTCGGGCACGGGCGGTATCGGGTATGCCTCTGGTGCGGGAGGCACCGTCTCCCAGGCGACCGGCCGCACCACGGGCGTGACGCTCAATAAGACGGTCGGGACAATCACCCTGTTCTCCACCACGCTTGCCGCGGACACCGATCAGACGTTCACGTTCACGAACTCAACGATCGCCGCCGGCGACGTTCTCGTCTTCAACATCATCAGCGGTGCAGCGGTCAAGGGCGGCTACTCCGTCAACGCCATCGCCGCCGCCGGTTCGGCGACGGTCACGGTCCATAACCACACGCCGACCATCACCGCGACAGAAGCGCCCGTCATGGCCTTCGCGGTCATCAAGGGTGTCACTGCGTGAGAGTTCTGGTCGTCGCTCCCGGTGCTGACTTCTCCGTTGCTGACGTACACCGTGGCTACGTCAAGGGACTCAAAGCCCAAGGTCTGCAGGTCGCTGAATACAACATGGCGGACCGCCTCGTCTTCTTCGCCAACTGTCTCATCGGCGGCAAGAAGATCGAAGGTCAACAGATCGTCGAACACGCAGCGCGCGGCATCCACGAGAAGATGTGGGAATGGTGGCCTGACCTCGTCGTCGTGATCTCCGGCTTCTACGTGATGCCGATCACCTGGGAGATCCTCCGCTCCCGCCCCCACAAGACTGCGGTCGTCTTCACCGAGTCACCGTACGAAGACGACCGCCAGCTCGCCTTGGTCGAAGCGGCCGAACCTGACGTCGTGATCCTCAACGACCCGATCAACATCGACCGGTACAAGAAGATCCACAACAACGTCGAGTACCTCCCGCACTGCTTCGACCCGGACATCCACTACCCGTCGAAGCGGCCACCGGTCCATGACTTCTCGTTCGTCGGCACGGGCTACCCATCGCGTATCCGACTGTTCGAGAAGGTCGACTGGGACGGTATCGACGCGAAGTTCGCGGGGCATTGGACGGGCCTCGAGCCCGATAGCCCGCTGACTCCGTTCTTGTTGCAGTCGCCGGACGATTGTTACCCGAACGACGAAGCGGCGGACCTGTACCGGGCGTCGCGCATGTCGGCGAACCTCTACCGCGGCAAAGACGCGGTAGAGGCGAACGCCGCCGACCTGCAAGAGGGTTGGGCGGTCGGCCCCCGCGAGATCGAGCTCGCCGCGTGCCAGGTTCCCTTCCTTAGGGAGTCCAGGGGCGAGGGCGACGCGCTCTTCCCGGTCCTTCCGACGTTCTCGGAAGCGGGCGAAATGTCGGAACTCCTTCACTGGTGGCTCGCTCGGCCAGAGAAGAGGGCCGAGGCAGGCGTTGCCATAGCGGCAGCGGTCGAAGACAGAAAGTTCGAGAGAAACGCACGGCGGCTGCTCCAGCTTGTCGGCAACACATAGGAAAGGTCACCTCAATGTCCAACCGCATTTCCGGTGCGCACGGGGCTTTGTATGCCGATATCTCAGCAGCAGCTAACGGCAGCGCAGTCCTCGTCGCAACCTTGGCAGACTCCAAGCGGTCCTTCTCGACCGCCACGTTCGACGTCACCGCGTTCGAGGACACGAACCTCGTGTACGTGGCCGGCAAGCCCGACGCGTCGTCGACGTACACCGGGTTCCTCGACACGGCGTCGGACCAGCTGTGGTACCCGTCGCGTGACGGTGTGCCGCGCAAGTTCTACGACTACATCGACACCGCGAACTCGCCGAACAAGTACTGGTTCGGGACGGGCATCTTCGACTTCTCGGTCGACACGCCTGTCGGTGGTGCGACGACGGTCACGGCCAACATGAAGGCGGCGTCGGCAATCAACCGCGTGTGGGCCTGATGGGCTGGCAGATCACCTTCGACGGCACCAAACGCGACCCGTTGGTCGTGGCGGAGGACCGGAAGAAGGACCCATTCGCGTCCGTGTGGGAAGGTGGGAAGGTCGTCGACTTCGACGACCTCTCACCCGCCTTCTTCGACAAGATCGCGGAGGCGGACAAGACCGCATCGTGGTACGGGGTGTACCTCTCGCCCATGTCGGACGCGGCGCGACTGCAACGCGTCGTCCGGGCGTGCGCCGAGTACGCGGGCGTTGAGGTACCGGCACCGCCGACGAACATGCGCGAAGCGAAGTTGCTGCTCACCATGTTCGAGGAGACGGAGGACCCTACCGGGGAGTCCTCCGAATTGATGACGGGATCATCGACTGGGCCGTCACCCGATTCGGTTGGCTCCCCTCTGCCGCTCGAGGAGAACGCATCGGCGACTTCCTGAGGCTGTATTGGCCGGAGTACTGGGGAGCGAAACTTGCTGCAAGTAACGACCGGCTCGGCTGATGGCTGATCTGTCGCTGGACGTCTCACAACTCAAAAAGTTCTCGACGGATCTTCGCCGTGTAGGCCCCGCCCTTCAGAAGGACTTTCTGAAGGCGTTGGGGCTTGCCGGCGATGTCGTCGCGTCTGCAGCCAAAGACAAGGCAGGATTCTCTTCCCGCATTCCGGGCACGATCAAGGTTCGACGCCGGGGCGTGAAGGTCCGCGTGCAGGCGGGCGGCCCGAACGCGCCCCACGCGGGTCCGATCGATCATCAGGGGATCGGCGGGTCGTTCCGCCACCCGGTCTTTTGGGAAGCCGACAAGTTGAACGCCTGGGTCTCCCAACCCGCGCATCCGTTCCTCGAGCCGGCCCTCGAAGAGAACGTCGAGAAGTTCGACCAACTCGTCATCAAGGTCGTCGACGAGGCGTTCCGTGCGGGTGGGTTCAGTGGCTAGCAACCGCACCATCGCGATCGAACTTACCGGCACGAACACCAAAGCCATCAAGGCCATCGAGGGTGTCGGTGCCGCAGCAACAAAGGTAGGTGCGACTGCCGAGTCGAAGTTGGGTGGGGCGTCGTCGCGTATCGGCAGCGCCTTCTCGAAACTCGACGGCCAACTAGCCCAGTTCGGCGTTCCATTCACCGGCGCTCTCGGGGTTATCGGCACGAAGCTCGAAGGTGCCGAAGGGAAGGCGAAGAACTTCGGTGGGACGCTCGCCTCCGTCGGCCAGGTCGCAGGCGTCGCAGCGGTCGGTGGGCTGATCGCGGTCGGCGCGGAGTCTCTGAAGCTGGCGGACAGCTTCGATCAGGCCCACGCCCGTCTCGCCACCGCAACGAAGAACGTCGGTGAGTCCCTCGCTCGCGAGGGCGACAAGATCAAGGGAGCGGACGAGAAGCTCGTCAACCTCGGCTTCACGTCTACGGAAACCGAGGGCGCGCTCGCGTCGCTGATCCCCGCCACCCACGATGTGGGCGCAGCCACCGGGCTGATGGGCCTCGCGGCCGACATCGCGCGGGCGAAGAACATCTCGCTCGGAGACGCAACAAAGATTCTGGTCGCGGTCGAGGCGGGTCGACTCAAGGGCCTCGCCCAGTTCGGTATCGCAAGCAAGGATGCAACCGGACACACGATCTCTACGACTACGGCGCTCCAGAAGCTGACCGCCGCGACGCAAGGCCAAGCGCAGGCGTTCACCGGCACGTACGCGGGGTCGATCGACGTCGTCAAGGCGAAGGGCGACGACCTCGCTGTCTCGCTCGGCCAGGTCGAGAAAGACGCGCTGCAGCATCTCGCGAACGCGACCCTCGACGGGGTCCACGCGTTCCAGACGCTCAACGCGGCTACAGACGGCTGGATCGGCAAGACCGCCGCGATCGGTGCGGGTGGACTGGTCGCGTTCGGCGCGATCGCCAAAGTTGTCGACATCACGAAGAACGCTGCCCAGACGTTCGGGTTGTTCTCCACTGCCGCTCAAGGCGTTGCCGACTCGACCTCTTCGGCGGGCGGAGCGGCGTCCTCTTTCGCTCAGGGCTTCAATACAATCGCAACGGGCGCGGACGCAGCGGCTACGGCGGCAAGCGCAGCGAGTACAGACCTCTCAACCCTTTCTACCGCTGCGGGTGCCGCAGCGTCGGCAGCCTCAGCGGGGGCGACGGTTCAAAGCACTGCAGCCGTGAGGGTCGCTGCGGCGCAGGTTGCCGAAACGGAATCGGCACAACGTCTCGTTACCGCAACTCTTGCGCAGGCGGCAGCGGCGCAGACCCTCGCCGACGTTGAGTTTCAATTGTCGGGCACGGAAGGCGTTACCGCTGGGGCGCTCACAGAGGCCGCCGCCGCTAAGACTGCGGCGGCTGGCGCTGCTGGAGAACTCGCTGCCGCGGATTCCGCCGCTGCAGCCGCCGCGGGGGAACTGGCCGCCGCTGAGTCAGCAGCCGCGGCAGCGAGTGCTACAGCAGCCGCAGAACAGCTCGGCACGGCGGGGGCCGTGGCTGGAACGGCAGCGAGCGCAGGAATCGGAGCGATCGCGGGTGCGGCGGTTGCGGTGGTGGCGACGGCCGCTGCCATCGGATACGCGGTGTGGCAATCAGACAAACTCGCTGCGAGTCTTGAGAAAACAGCCGGCGCGATCGTCACTGGTGGCGAAGCCGCTGATGCGGCGAAGGATAAGTTCAAGAACCTCATCGGTCCGACCGCCACCACGGATCTGCAGCATTTCTCCGACCTCATCGCGACGAGCGCGAGTACGTCGGATGTCGCTGCCGCGCGGGCGAAACTCATCGCGGATGCCTACGCCACTGTCGGTGCGAACGCCAAGGGCGGCATCGTTGACATACATGCCAACGCCTCCGAGGTGCGGCGTGTCGGCCTAGAAGCGAACGCCGCAGCAGATGGCGTCGCGAAGCTCGCCAAGGAGCAGGGTTCGGCTGCGGTCCAGGCGGCCAGTCTCGCCGCAGCAGAGAAACAGTATTCGGATGACGTCGCAGCATCACGGAAGGGCGACCAGGGCGCGACGGGTCGCCTGGTTGCCGATAAGACCGCAGTCGTCAACGCTTCCAAGGAGCAATCATCCACCCAGAAGACCGTCAACGCCGCGGTTGACGAAGGAATCGGCCTCGCCGAGAAGGCAGCCACCGCGAGTGCGACCGCTGCGGAGAAGATCAAATCTGCAGCGAAGAAGCAGGCCGATGCGGTCAAACTCGCAGCGAAAGAGCAGGCCGCCGCCGTCAAGGCTTACCAGAAGGATGTCGACGCATTCGCTGCCGTGGCGGGTGCGGACTTCGCGAAGGTCGCGCAGGCATTGCGTCTCCCCGGCGCGGAGATCAGGAATCTCACCGCCCAGGTCAAGACCGTCGACGCTGCGTTCAGTTCATCGTTCGACGCGGCGACGAATGACATCAGCAAGTTCAAGGACAAGACGCACGTCTCGTTCGAGCAGTTCGCGCAGGACGAACTCAAGTCGATTCAGGCGACGACGAACTGGTCGAGCAACCTCGTTCTCCTCGCCCGCCAAGGACTGAACCTCGGATTCATCGGCGAGCTCGCAAAGGCCGGTGTCTCGTCCGCGGGTCTGGTGCAGTCGATCGAGGACAACGTCAGCAAGGGCTCGATCAATACTGTCAACTCGATCACGGGCACCGCGCAGGCGGCGAAGGAGCAAGCCAAGGGCGCGTTCGCGGCGGCGGCACTCGCGGCGGCGGCCTACGCCAATCAGGTCAGCGGCATACACCCGGTAGTCACCGTCGAGCTCGACGTCCCGAGCGTCCAGGTCCAGGTCGTCAGAGACGCGGCGACCGGTCGCAGCACCGCTGTACGGGGTGTGCAGACCGGCGTCTCCAAGTTCCTGGAGACGGGCGGCCCGGTCCACGCCAACGAGAAGGTCATCGTCGGCGAGAAAGGCCCCGAACTTTTCGTCACTCCGGGCAAGGCGGGTGCGACGGTCGTCGGCGCGCGAGGCCCGGAACTGTGGGCTCCGCCCTCGTCGGGTGACATCATCCCGAACCACACGGTCAAATCGCTCACAGCGCGCGGCCAGGGCGCACACGCGACGATCAAGGGTTACGCGGATGGGACGGCACCGTTCGGTTCGTACGGCACCTTCACTCCGAACCCGATCAGCGTCACGTTCACGTCCGGATCCGCGAGTGCGTTCACTGGCGGTTCGCTTCCGAGCGCATCGACGAGCATCGCCAACTTCGCTTCGACGTACCTGACCGACTTCACCAAGGTCGCGGACACGACGAAGAACGCCGCCCGCGCGACGCTGCTCCTCGCCGACGCGCACCGGAAGTACGACCTGGCGGTCCGCAAGGTCACTGCCTCGGAGCTGAAGTACCGCCAAGACCTCTTCTCCGGTAAGCCTGCCGCGGGCGACCTACTAGCGATTGACGCCGCGTACAAGGCCCGCACCGCGGCGCACGACCTGTACGCGTCCGCGACGCAGAACCGCAAGACCGCGCTTGGCGAGCAGGCGAACGCGAAAGCCCAACTGAAGCGCGACTCGAACCCGGCGTCGTTCACCCAATCTCAACGGACCGATACCACCTCGATACGGCTGTTCCAGTCCGAGCTCTCCACGTTGCTCCGTTCGGGCGACCCGCTCCTTGCTCGTGAACTTGCGGGCCAGGGACCCGACCAGGGTGGACCGCTCGCAGCCGCGTTCGTGCGGAATCTCCGTCAGGCGCGGGTAGCGGAGGGAGCGCTTTCGGAGAACGCCTCGGCGCAGGCTTCGTACAACCAGTTCCTCGCGTCGTCGTTCAGAGCGGCGGGTGGCCCGGTGGAAGCGAACCGCGCGTACGTTGTCGGCGAGAAGGGTCCGGAGGTCTTCGTCCCGAAGGCTGCCGGGTCGATCGTTCCGAGCGGCCAGTCGTTCGTTCCGCACTCGTCGTCCCGGTCCGACACGGGTGGTGTGATCAACATCACGATTCACAGCACCGTCGACGCGATCAATGGTCGGGCGGTGTATCGGGTCGTGAAAGAGGATCAGCGTCTACACGGGGCCTGGGACATCAAAGTCAACGCGCCGTAACTCCGATGGCCGATCCCGTCCTCTCGTTACAGATCGATACTCCCAGCGCGTCTACAGGGCTCGGATATCTCATCATCGACGACGCCGTCAACGGCCTGATCGATTCGGGCCTCATCGCCCCGGACGTCATCTTCTCCGAGAAGATCAAGTACGCCCGCTCGATCCACACCCAGCGGGGCGTCACGCAGTTCCAAGGCCCAACCGTACGCGCGGACACGGGGACACTCACCTCGGTCTTGTCGAACCAGAACCGGGCGTTCGACCCGACCACCTCATCGGACATCGTCCCTGGGCGCGCGGTGAAGTTCCAGGTCACCTACAACGCGATCACCTACGACGTCTTCACCGGAGTCATCCACGCCTGGAACCTCGCCTACCCCGGCCAAGGAGTCGGCGGGGATGCGACAACGACGATCAACGCGAACGACGGCCTCGCCCAACTCACCTCACTAAACATCGCCGAGAACCGCCCACAAGAACTGACAGGCGCGCGTATCAACTCAGTCGCGAACCTCATCGGCTGGCCCGCAACTCTCCGGGCGATCAACCCGGGCATCACCGTCATGCCCGCATCGGGGCAGTCCATCTCCGCCGCGTCATCGATGCTCCTCGCCGCCGACTCCGACATGGGTGAGCTCACCGTCTCCGCAGCGGGCGTGCTGACGTTCCGGGACCGTGACCACATCGTCATGGACGCCCGCTCCCAAACCTCGCAGGCGACATACGGCACCAACCCGGGCGAACTGCTGTTCCAGAACGTCAACGTCAGCTTCGACGACACCCAGCTCCGCAACAAAATCACCGTCATCTACAACGACGCCGGCGCGGCAGCGACCGCTACCGACTCAACATCGATGTCGCAATACGGCGAGTGGTACGCGGAGATCCAGGCCCGCATCGTCGACCCCGCCGTCGCAGCAGGGATGGCGCAGTTCCTCGTAGCGCAGTACTCGCAACCGCTGGTGCGTATCGACTCGATCGTCATCAAACCGTTCCGGGACCCGGTGAACCTGTTCCCGCAGGTGTTGGGCCGCCAGTTGGGTGACCGGGTAACGGTCGTGTTCCAACCTCCGGGCGGTGGGCCGCGTATCAGTCACGAGTGTTTCGTCCGGGGCATCTCGCACGATCTCACCGCGGTGTCGTCGGCGCGTGACTGGACCACGACGTTCGTCATGCAAGACGCGTTCACCTGGCCGCACATCTTCACGATCGATTCGTCCGTCATCGACGGCACGGATGTCTTGTGGTTCTGACTTAGGAGCTATCGATGCCTTCCCGTACACCAGTTCCCGGCTCAGGCGGTTCGGGCGACACGACGCTCACACCGTGGCACAAGTCCGACATCGACAAACTCGCGGGTGGACGCGTCGCATACACGAACATCACCGCTGATGTCACGATCACGACCGCGAACGACATCTCGACGATCACGTGGACCGCGTTCGCGAACCGGTTCTACGACATCGAAGCGGCTATCGCCTGTCGGTCCACCGTCGCAGGCGATCAGATCCGCGTGATGATCACGGACGCGTCGAACGTGCCGCTCGTCTCAGAAGAACTGACGACTGTCTCTGCGAACAACTTCATCACATTCCGACCCGTGGTCCGCAACTACAACCCCGGTGCGACGGTCGTGATCTACAAGCTGCGCGCTGTCCGGACAAACGGATCGGGCGTCTGCACCGCGGAGCCGACCTTCTTCGGTACGACCAACATCGCCCACTTCGTCGGTACCGACGTCTCGCCCAATTTCTGACGATGGCTACGACCACCACGCCGCTTCCGGCGCTGCACTTGCCGCGCTTCGGCAACGTCATGCCGAACGACATCATCAAACGGCTCATCGATCTCGAGCAGTTGCTGATGACCGGCTACCTGCCCGGCACGACGAACACGGGCGGAACGAAGTTTCTGCAGGGCTCGCACGCGAACCCGGTCACCGCGGACACGACGCTCGACAGTTATGGGACGGGCGGCTCGACGTGGCTGCTACGCGCCGCGAACGGCGCGATGGCCCTCCCGAACTCCACGGTGAACGGCGACTTCCTCGGCTCCTTCGCGTTCGGCGGTTACGGCACGAACTCGTTCGGGTTCTCCCGGCCGGGCATGTACGCGTTCGCGGAAGAGGACTGGGCCGACAACGCCCAGGCGTCGCGCCTCTCGTTCCTGACGACCGATACGGGACATGGGAACTCGACAGAAGCGGCCCGGTTCGTCCCGGCCGGCGGTTTCGTGAACGGCGACATCCCGAACCTCGCACGGGACTCGGACGGCATCGCGATCGTCACGACGAACGGTTCTCCGACGATCACGGCGTTCAGCGGCTCCTACACGTTCAAGACGTCGGACATCGGCCGCCGCGTACGCGGCTCGAACCCCGACCCGATCCCGTACGGCACCATCATCTTCGACGTCGCATCCGATGGCACATCAGCGAGGATGAGTAGTAACGCCACCTCTACGAGCGCGTTGGCGATCGTGACTCTCGGTGGCCCGTTCGGAACGGGGGGCGACGCCTACTCGCTGGCCCCGTACGCGACCCGAACGAACGCGATCTTTGCCGGGCATTCGTCGTATGTGCCGTTCGGTTCCGGAACTTCCGACCCGCATGAGTACGTGGTGCATTTCACCGTCATCGACGACGTGTGGGATGACGTGGTCGGTTCCCAAGCCTCGTCGATCATTCCGGGCGGGCGGGGCCTGTACCAGCTCGAAGGCACACGAACGATCGGTCCGAATCACCGGCCTATCGACGCGGTGGGTGGGCCGACATGGAACCTCAGCCTCGGGTTCGCTCCGATGGCCGGCAACTTCGATGTCGCGCCCGGCGGGACGATCACCGGCATCTCTGACAGTTCGTGGTTCAACGCGAGCAGCAACGGCCAGTCGTTCTCGATGTTCGCGAACTCGTCTCACTGGGCGAACAAGCTATTCGTCGCTTCTGCGGGCGGCACCATGTTGATGGGGGAGGTCACCGACTTCATCACTGTCGACGCGTTGGAGCGAGCACAGTCGCACCCGATTCTCGGGACGGGCGCCGCGGCGTTCATGGGCCGATGGACCGGCTACTACGCGCAGTCGCCCGGCATCAACGGGCACACTCCGTTCGCGCCGGTGACGATCGGGCGTGCTGTCCATTTCGATGCGGGCGCGCAACGGTTCCGTAACCCCACGGTCACGACGGCCGCGAACTCGCGGGTCGTGACCGCCGCGACGACCGTATTCCGCGACGAGGATCTGGGCGCGGTCGTTTTCAGTCTCATCCCCGCCACCTACAACCCGTCGACCGCGTACTCGGTGTTCGACAACGTGTTCTATCTCGGCCGCATCTTCGTCTGCGCGACCGCGGGTACCGGGCACACCCCACCGACGACCGCGACGGACAACACATGGTGGCAGTACCTCTGCCAGGCGCCGCTACGTCTGTTCATCACGAAGGTGATCAGCGGAACGCAGGCAGAGGTCAACGTGAAGATCCCGGCCGCGTTCACCGGCGTTATGAAGATGAACGACGTGATGCTCGAGCCGATAGGGGGCGAGGCATACGCCGGTGATGCCGTGTACGCCAAGGGCGCGCGGGTGCAGTATCTCGGGGAGTCGTTCATCTGTAACACGGCGGGCACGACCGGCGGGAACGCGCCGCAACTCAACGCCGCGTTCGACCTCGACTACGAGGTGCCACGGAACGCCGGGCTGCGGACCGCGTCGCCGATGGTGTACACGACGATCGGGAACCAGAACGTCACGGGTTCCGGCGTGCAGATCAACCCGGTCGGGGGAGTCGTTCGGATCACGTCGAGCGCGGATGTGACACTCACCGCGCCGGGCGTCTACATCGGCAACCTGATGGACGGCGCCCATTTCACGGTCATCAACCGTGGGGCGTACACGATCACCGTCCCGGCGAGCCTGAACGTCCCGAAGGCATGTGTTCTCGCTCCGGGTGACGCGGTGACCTGGCGGTACGAGTTCGGTGGCCTGATCGGCGTACTCGTCGAAATGTCGGGGCCGAAGGCGTCGTCGTTCATTCAGACGTTCACGCAGATCTCGGACGTGACCGGGAACCAGGGCAACCCGCTCCACGTGCAAGTCAATGACACTGTCGACTACGTCGGCCCGAACCTCGGCTTTCTCGGCGGGTTCACGCCGAAGACCACGCAGACATTCGTCGGCGCGGCGTTCGACGGCACGAACGGCTACCCGGCCGTCATGCAAGGCCCGACCGGCCACTTCCAGATCGACGGGCTCACGGAATGGCACTACGACGCGGGCGGGTTCGGTCAGGCCGCGGCGATTATCCAGACCGCCACGACACATAAGAACGGCCCGCGGGTGACCGTCGCGGACGTGCATCTCACGAACGGCTCCGCGACGATCACCTCCGCGACCGCGGCGTTCCTCACGACTGACACCAACGCCTATTTCACCGCCAGTGTTGCGGGCGTCCCGCGCGGCACGACACTCGTGTACGTCAACGCGACGACCGCGACCATGCAACGGTGGTCGGTCGCTTCCGCCGCGTTCGTCCCCTCGTTGTACACGGGTACGACGACAACGACCGCAGTCGGGAGTATCTGGCGACCGTTGAATCTCCCGTCCGCGGCGTTGATCAACAACTCGCCGTCATGGGTGGCGGACAAGGTCACGACCGGTATCGCGAACGAGTTCACGATCAACGCGCCCGGCTTGCAGTCCGGGTATGGGAACCCGCCCGGCATCTACGGCATCACCGACGACCAATACTTTTCCGGTGTCGACGGCGGCTGGCTCAACGCGAGCGCAGCGTCGGGCGGCACGGACCGGTACAGCGTCGGGTTCTGGTCGTTGCCGGTCTGGTACGGGCACGTCAACATGGCCGCCCGTTACGACATCTTCTTGTCGGAAGCGGCGATCTACACCGACGGGTTCACGACCGCCGCGGATGGTGTGTGTTCGTCTACGGGGACTACGGCCCAGAAGCGGACGATCACCAGCCCGACCGCGAAGTTCACGAGGTCGCATCTCAAAACGTCGATTCACGGTGACGGCATCCCCGCGTTCGCGTTCATCGACGACGTCATCGACGCGCACACCGCGGTGATCCAGATCGACTGCATCGGGACGTTCACGAACGCCGTCTGGACTGTCGACGGCAACACGCCGGTACTCGACAAGCATGTCGGCCTGTACGTGCAGTCCCAACGCCAAGCGTCGAAGAACTGGTCGATCGTGATCAACTCGCCGTTCGTCGCGTATGACGTCGATTCGGTGTACTCGTCGCCGCTGTTCAAGGACGCCGGTCTCGTGCTCGGGTCCGGGGCACTGTTCTCGATCCAGAACGCGTACACGCTCGACTTTGCGAACGCTTCGACGGGATCGATGTTCCAGTCGACGGCGACGTGGAGGTTCCGTCAGTCCGGTAGCGCGGTCGGTTCCGGGACCATGATCCAGAACGCCGCGACGTATAAGAACAACCGGCGTACCAGCGCGGCTGACGGTCATACGACGACCGGGTCGACGACGATCACGTCGCCGTCCATGAAGTTCACTGCGGGCGACGTGGGCGCGACGATTTCCGGTACCGGCGTACCGGTAAAGAAGACGACGACGGCGACCGGGATCACGACGAGCGGAAACGCGACCATCAGTGCGTCGTCGTCGACGTTCGCATCTACCGACGTCGGTCGACCCATTACTGGCGCCGGCCTGGCGGCGAACTCGACGATCGCCAGCTTTATCAGCACGACCTCGGTGACCGTGACCCCGGTCGCGACTTCCTCAACGACACTGACCGTGTTCACGATTCCGGCCGCGTCGATAGCGTCGGTGACGATCGTGGGAAGCGCGGACATGGACGCGACCGCGCTCGCGACGAACACGAACACGGTGTTCACGGTCGCGGCGAACGTCACCCTAACCGCCGTGACGGGCGTGTCGATGCAACCCACGTTCCTCGCTGACGGCGTCCCCTTCCCCACGAGTAACAACGTCGACTTCTCCTCGAACGCGACGTACGGCGGCACCAACGGGGGCGCGATATCGACGCTCTCGTCGAACACATCGTTCCAGTCGCTGTTGACGCTCGACGCGACGGTGACGCTGTTCACCCGCGTCGGTCTGCGCGTTTTCGACATCACCGGTGCGGGTTCCGTCGGCGTGAACTACGGCATCCTGATCGACGCCCTCGCAAACGGCACGGTCGACAACTGGGGTGTCTACAATAACGCGAAGACGTACCTCGGCGGTATGACCGTCAGCACCGCAGGTGTCGTGGCGGGGACGCACAACCTGTTCACCACGGACGGCGTCTACACCACGGTGACCGGAGGGTTCGGGGCGTTCGGCGTCAAGTATGTCGACAATACGTTTACGCCGACGTTGGTTCTCGCCCGCGGGAAAACGACGGGCGGGTTCGTCGCGGTGGGTGACACGCTCGGGACGATCCTGTTCGAGGGTGCGACGAACTCGGGTGCTACGGCATTCGCGGGTGGCGCAGGCGTCCGCGGCGTGGCCGAAGAAGCAGGCGGCACCGGCACAACCCACGGTGGGGGACGGGTCGAGATCCTCGCCTCCCCGATCGGCGCGATAGCGACCGGTGTCGCCGCAGCGTTCGACAGCACGAAGGCGTTCCATCTTGTCCCGACCTACACGTCGGGACGCATCACAGGGTCCGCGCTCGCGATCAAGGCAGACGGTTCTGTCTGGGTCGGCCCGACCGCGTACGACGCTACGACTCACCAGCCAACCGCGGCAGGTCTCATCATCTCGAGTCTCGGTGGCCTGACGAGCGGGAGCGGCATCCTTTCAACATCACCGTCGGTCGGTGTTGGCTACACGGTCGGTTCGGGCGGTGCGTGGACGCAGGCGACGTCGAAGGCGACGGCGGTCGGGACCGCGCAAGCTACGAGCACGAACACGAACGCGATCAACGGACGCATCACCCTCAACGCGGCGGCGCTCGCATCGTTGACGAACGTGTCGTTCACGTTCACGAACTCGGCAATCGCCGCCGGCGACGTACTGCCGGTGATGCACCAGTCGGGCGGTACGGCGGGCGCGTATCAGTGTTGGGCGTCGGCAATGGCGGCGGGGTCATGCACGATCACGGTCCGGAACGCGACCGCTGGTTCGCTCAGTGAGGCGATCGTTATCGGCTTCGCAGTGATCAAGTCCGTAAACAACTAACCAACAAAGGGGACATGTAATGAGCATGGCAGAGAATGGTTCCAACGCGCCCGAACTCACGGTCGATCAGGCCCTCGCGAACGTCGCACGCGGTTGTGCGATGGCTCCCGGCAATTTGCAGGATCATCAGTTGATGCAGGCGTCGTTGCAGGTTTTGGCGACGACGTTGCGTCAGGCTGCGGAGGCGGCGGTTCCGGAGTCGGAGGAAGTGGCCGATCAGCCGAACCGTGCGATGCGACGGACGAAGTAATGGCCGTCAACATCGTGAAGATTCACCACGAGGGGGGTGGCAACCCTCACGACGACCCCGGCCATTCGGGGACGATGGGCTACTCCATCTGGATCGGCCCGTCGCGGTACACGTTGCTCCGCCCACCGTGGCAGGACTTCGCGACACTCAACCTCAACCATGTCGTCATGTCGTGCTGCTTCAGCGGCCAACGCCACGCCGGCATCTCGGGCGACCCGGCGCATCCGATCACCGACACCGAGATCGGTCTCCTGCGCGCGGCGGTCGAAGACGCACGCCGAAAAGGTTGGGTGACGAACACCCCCGCCGTGTCGCCCCACGACAACCTCTTCGGTTCCGCTACGGCATGTCCCGGTTCCGAGGCGTACGCCCGCTGGGTCGACATCGTGAACGCCTGTTACGTGAACACAATCCCGCCCCCCGCACCAGAGGATGACGACATGGAAAGTTACCGATACCCGCACCCCGCGGACCCGAACAAGTTCTCCGGCGCGGTCATTGACCGGGCGAACAAGCGGGTGCAGCTGTACGGCAACGCGAAGATCAACCAGCCGACCGTGGCAGGCGTGTTCTGGGGTACCCCGAACCCGAACGGCATCCTCACGTCGTATGCCGAACCGAACGGGTTCTGTGTCGTCACGACCGATTCGGACGAGTATCACCTTTCCTGGGTGTGAGATGAGTCTCGTTCATGGACGAGCGCCGAGCTAGAAGAGGACCGGACAGATGACAGAACCTAGGGATCAGCCGGGAGTTGACGCTCAGGGCTTCTCGGTACGCGACCCCACCGAAAACTAAATGTGTTTCCACTTCTTGCGCTTCACGATGAGATTTACCTGACCCGCAGTGACGCCGTACTCTCGGCCGAGCGATGCCATCGTTATGTCGCCCACAGCGTGTCGGCGACGAATCTCAAGCACCTCGGGAGCGGTCAGACGGGCCTGCGCATTGCGTTCCCCCATCGCCGCTCGCTCGGGATGAATACGCAGTCCGTTTCGATCACCGAGCGCCCGACTCTCTGGCCGTGTGTAGACGCCAGCCTTTTCACCGCTGGCCGTTCGGCCTTTCTCTACGCAGTCTCGCCTATTGTCGAGTTGAGTCCCAGCAAAGAGATGCTCGGGGCGAACGCAGAGCCCATTGTCGCAGCGGTGACAGACGAGCAACCCGTCGGGGATTGGTCCGATGAACTGTTCGTAGGCGAACCTATGTGCGCTCACGCATCGGCTTCCGACACTAAATACGCCGTACCGACCAGCGCCCCCCGTCCATATCCAGCACGGCCCAAGTTCGGGCTGATGCTGGGGGATTGGCCCGAGCTTGTTGACTTTTGCCCAGAACCGTTCAATCGGCGTCATCTCAACAGTTTATTGCACAGGTCGTCGGGTCGAAGGATGAGACATGGCTAAGGAAGGAGTCCCCGGTCTGGGGGTAGATGCACAGGGCCAACCGGTCATAGATCCCACTAAAAACGTCTCAGACACTGTCGAAGCGGCCGTCAAGCGGCTCGATGATATCGCCTTGCTTAGGGCTTATTACATCGAGCGGGAGATGGAACTCCGGGCCGACTTCCAACATCAGCTCGACGCGAAGGAAGCGGCCCGTCTTGATGCCAACCGTTCGCAGGACCAGGACAACGCCCGACGCCAGGCAGAGACGGCGCTCGCGGCCGTGCAAGCTCTCGCGACGCAGGTCCCGATCACGGCGGACGCCGTGCGTAGCGCGTCGGCGGCATCGCTGAACCCGATCCAAGAGCGGCTGACGCAGATCGAGCGGATTCAGTATGAGCAGGCCGGGCAGAAGGCGGGCGTGGTTGAGACGAAAACGGACCGGGGCGCGAACTCGGCGCTCGTGTTCGGTGCCATCGGGGCACTGGTCGGCGTGTTCGGATTCCTGCTCGGCGCGGGCAGTCTCATCTTCGTCGTCGTTCACGGCTAGGAGAATCCCGTGGGTGGTTTGATCGGTCTGCTCGTTGTCATCGTCCTAATCGTCATCGTCGTCAGGATTCTGTTGTGATGCTTGCCGTACACACCATGTCCGCCGGGACCGAAGCGGTCCTCTACTTCATCGCGCTAGTGGCGTTCGTCGTCGCTGCGATCTTCGCGTTCGTGACTGCACCCCGTGCGATCTGGGCGATCCTCGTCGCTTCCGGTCTCGCGCTATTCGCGCTAGTGCTCTTCTGGAATAGCGCGGCGCTGGCCTAACCGACGACACCGTTCACTAGGAGACATGGATGTTCGCGTCGGGCGGAATGAGCGAAGTGGGCTGGGCGGTCGTATCAGCCCTCGCGGTCATGGCGTCGGTCGGGTTCGTGATCTGGATGCGGAAGGCCGCGAAGAAAGCGTTCATGGCCTGGTTCTCCATCGCGATCGACACGCATGTCGAACCGAAGTTTGAGGGGTTGAAACAGCAGGCCCTCGATTCCGCAGCCGCAGTGAAAGAAGAGCTGCGGATACATACTGCTGAGGAAGGTGCGGTCGTTCGGCTGGTGGTCCAAGAAGAAGTCGCTCCTCTGCGGGCGATACTTGATAGCCGCAACGAGATGTTCGACCACCTAGAGGGTTCTCTTACGGCGACGCAGGACAAGTTGTCGGAGCACATGGCTCACGACGACGCCGTGATGGAACGAGTCGGTGCCGATCTGCGCGCCGGTCAGGCTGCGTTGCTGCGGACCATCACCCGTAACCAGGACCGCGATATCGACAAGTAACCGCGCGTCCGGGCGACGCGTGCAAAGCAGAGAAAACACCCTCCACCAAAGGGAGTGATCATGCGCGCACGTTTCCTCGCGACATTTGTCGCGCTCGCAACCATCTTCGGCCTCGCCGGCCCAGCCCCCGAAGCGGGCGCTATCACCGGCCATCCGACACCAACCAACGTCGGAGTCCAAGGGAGCACGACCGCCTATACGGGGCCGTACACGATCACCTCCTGCGGGACGGTCATCGACCACAAAAGCATCGTGAACCACGACCTGATGATCCGGGCCGGGAACGGGCACGACGACGAAGCGCATCCGTGCGTGACGATCACGAACTCGATCATCTACGGCGGCATCATCGACGACGGATACACCGGCCAGGGTTACGGGCCACTGTTGATGAACGACTCGACCGTCATCAACCTCACGACCCGCGACGTCGCATGCGTCAGTGACACCCGGCTCTACATGCACCGTGACTACGTGTCGGGCTGCCGGTCCGGAGTGCAGACCGACGGGTACACGTCGCTGACCGATAACTACCTGCTCGCGGATCGCGAGTCCGGCAGCGCGCACATGGACGGGTTCATCACGAACGGCATGTACGGCACCCCACTCATGCTGCAGAACAACACGTTCGAGTGCAACGCAACGCTCGGTGACCCGGTCCCGAACGGTGCGGGCTGCGCGGCCGACGCCGCGATCTACCCGGACTTCAGTGCCGAGTCAGGCGTGAACGTCTGGGGGAACCTGTTCAAAGCCTCGCAGGGCGGCATGTACTACTGCTTCCACTCGCCGTACGAGGCGGGGAAACCGACGTACGGGACCGCGGGCCGGAACAACATCATCGTCGGGAACGACTTCGAGTCCGGCAGCTCAGGGAAGTGTGGCAACTCGAACGCCGTGTACGACTGGAACAACGTCGCCGGCTTGTGGTGCAACAACACGTTCACCGCTACTGGTGCGGACGTGCATCCGTCGACGCCGGACAACTGCTGATGCGGCGCCTCATCGCAACCATCTTAGGTGCGGCACTCGTCGCAGCCGGGCTCGCCGCGTGCGACACGACGACACCGCCTGTTTCGCAGACGTTGCCGATTCGGGCCGCGTTCTACTACCCGACCTTTCCTGAGTGGTGGAACCAGCAAGGCTTCAACCCGTTCACGAACTACACCCCGACGCGCGGCTACTACGACACGAACAACGTCGTCGCAGCGCACGTGCAGGACATGCTCTACGCAGGACTCACAGCGGGCATCGCGAGCTGGTGGGGGCAGGGCACGAAGTCCGACGGCCGGATGCCGAACCTCCTCGCCGCGACGTCGGGCACGAAGTTCCAGTGGGCTCCGTACTACGAACCCGAAGGCGTCGGCGACCCGACCCCCGCGGTCATCAAGTCGGACCTCGACTACCTCGCATCGAAGTACACGTCAAACCCAGGGTTCCTTCACGTCAACGGCAAGCCCGTCATCTTCGCGTTCGCGCAAGGGTCGGACGGCTGTTCGATGGTCGACCGGTGGAAGAACGCCGACCCGAACCACGCGTTCTACGTCGACCTGAAGGTCTTCCCGGGCTACAAGTCGTGCGCGAACCAGCCTGACAGTTGGCACCAGTACGGGCCGTCGTCACCGACCGATTCGCAGGCCGGTTACAGCTACAGCGTGAGCCCGGGATTCTGGAAGAAGGGCGAAGCGACTCCGCGTCTCGCTCGAGACCCAGCGCGCTTCGCTGCGAACGTCGCGAGCATGGTCGCGTCGAAAGCACCGTGGCAGCTGACCACAACTTTCAACGAGTGGGGCGAGGGCTCCGCTATCGAGTCCGCGACGCAATGGTCATCGCCGTCCGGACGCGGCAAGTACCTCGACATCTTGCACAACCAACTCGTCGGCTCAACGACGACAACAACGGGGGGAACGTCATCGACAACGAGTTCGTCCCCGACGACATCCCCTACGACTACAACGACTTCCTCGTCCTCTACGAGCACGACCACGTCGTCCTCTACCTCGACGACGGTTACGTCCCCTACTTCTACGAGCACAACTACGACGACCGTTCCCACTTCATCCTCGCCGTGCGGAAATCCGGGGACACCGAAACTCCACCAAAAAGTGGTGGTCTTCAGTTTCGAGAACCGGACGTGGTCAGGGGTTGGCGGAACGCAATTCCAAAGCATCCCGTACTTCAACGGGTTGGCGAAACAGTGTTCGACCTTCTCCAACGACACCGAACCTGATACCAGCCAGAACAGCGCAACCCAGTACGTCGGCCAGTGGCAGGGTTCGACGGCGAACACGGTCCGCAACGACTGCAACCCGGGCCCGTCGTGTCAATCAACTGCGGACAACATCGCTCGGCAGATACGCAACGGCGGCGGGACGGCACGTTCCTACGTGGAGGGCGCGACCTCGGCGTGTAGCGCTTCGGGGAACGCGGCGAAACACATCCCCGCCCTCTACTTCTTCGGCGGGACGGACCATTCGTTCTGCAATCAAGAGGTGCTGCCGTACAGCCAGTTCAACCCGAACCTCCTCGCGGACTTCAGCTTCATCACTCCGACCCTATGCGACGATGGGCACGACTGTCCTAACAGCACTGTTTCGGCGTGGGCGAGTACCAATGTGCAGCGCGTAATTGATTCTGCGGCATACAAAGCGGGAGATGTAACTATTCAAATTTGGTATGATGAGGACGCGCCTATCCCCAATATGTTCATTGGGTTGCACGCTATTGCTGGGGTGAAATCGACCCCCATCGATTATGGGTCAACCCTCCGGCTTTGGGAGGATCTTGTGGGGCTTCCGCATATCGCACACGCTGTTACAGCAACCGATATCCGACCGCTAGCCCGTATCTGAATGAGGACGTGTCAATCGCCACCCTGCACCGAATCGCTAGAGGGGCGACCTCCAAGGTTTCTGTATTGCTCACCTCGGTGCAGGAGTCGAGAAGCGAATCGCAACTACCGGAAACAGAGTCCCGACAAGGCCGCAGCAAACACTCGCCGCTATCGGGCGGCGCATGGTGACGCGAGGCGCGAATACAACAATCGGTGGCGCGCGGAGAACCCCGAAATGTGGAGGGCGCTAACTCTCAAACACACTCGCCTGATTCGTGCTCGCCGTGCGGGCGTGAAGATCTACGAGATATCGGATCGGGACTTGGAGCGATTGATGAACCGCCAAGGTGGTCGCTGCGCCTATTGCCACACGGTCCCGACTGAATGGCAACTTGACCACATCATCCCGCTTATTCGTGGTGGGCAAGATGCGATCGGCAATCTCGCCTGGTCCTGCGCGTACTGCAACCGGAGCAAACGTCGGAGCACCGTGACTGAGTGGTATCTACGGCTGCGCCGAAAGCTGGCTGCGTGACCGACGAACTCACCACTCAACTCGCGGGCGCCCAAACGATCCGTGAAGCAATCGCCGTCATGGACCTTCTACCAAGGAGCGCGATGCCGCCACTTGACCTAAACCTCACCGTCTCACTCCCACAAGAACAGCTCGACCAGCTCACCCGAATCGAAGACGCAATCCACCAACTACAAATCCAAGGAGAACAGATGGCACTCGACCTTTCCCGTTTGACCGACGACGTCGGCGCAACCCGCACGGTTGAGGACTCCTCCGCCGCGCTCATCCAACAGATCGTCGACGAACTCCGCGCCAGCGCAGGCGACCAAGCCGCAATCAACATGCTCGCCGACTCCCTCGAAGAGGGAAAGACGAACCTCGGTACGGCAGTCGCCGCGAACACGCCCGGATCGGGTGGCGGTGGCGGTCAGCCCGTCCCGTTCGTGACGAAGGTCGACGGCGAAGTGTTCGGCGACTACCAGACGCGTCTGTTCACGTACAACAGCCAGGTGCCGGCGGATCAGCAGGCGCCGACGTTGTCGGAGGCCGACTGGAACGCGGCACCGGTCGGATGAGCGGGCTTGGGCAATACGCCAAGTTCTTCGCCGGTCTGGCGGGAGTGCTCGCCCAGGTCATCGCAGCGAACGTCGTGACGGGCTCCGCGTTGCATTACTGCCAGGTAGCTCTGGCGGCGTTGACCGCGCTGAGCGTGTTCATCGTTCCGAACGCGCCCGCGCCGCCAGCTCCGCCTGCGGCACCGAACGCCGCTCCAGCGCCGTAAGTGCCTCGCTAGTCCCCACACTGCGCGCGCAGGAGCGGTATCAGCCCCTCGGTCCTTCCGCTTCCATGCGCGGTCGGGCCGAGGGGCTCCTTCGCGTTTTACGTTCGCATCACGGGTTCGAGGGAGCGTTGCAACCGACCATGAGCCTCTTCCATGTCCCGAGCAAAGGTATCCATCACCCCGCGCACGTACTCAGCCTCGGTGATGACTACGCATTCCGAACAGAGACTGTCGCCGAGCGTCACGTGCTTCACGTCGCCCATGCACTTGGCGAACATCGGACTCTTCACAGGCGTCAGCGCGTTCATCGCCATCGCGTTTCCTTTCGATAGTGCCCCGCCCCCATCCCGCGCCCGAGTCGACAAGACGCGGGACATGGTAGGAGGCGGGGCTTTCGCTACCCCTCACGAGGAGCGATGTCGCCCGAGGTTGTGAGCGAGGTTCGCGTTTGCCTCGGCAACGGTGACGCCAGCAAGCGCTGGGCGTGTACGACGTTCGCGGACTCGCACGATGGCCTCGCGTTCCGACATGCCAGGGTGCGAGGACATTTCCATGCGGACGCACCCACTGCAATAGTCAGGCCGACGACGGCGCTCGGTCTCGGCGCGGAGTTCGGCCAGTCGCGTTTCCAGCATCGCCAGTTCGACTGTGCGCCGAGCTTTGCGGAGCTTGCTTCCGAGCATCTCGTTCTCCTTCTAGTGAGGGGATAGCGGCTACCACAACCGCACCTCTCATTCTCGCACGAACCTGCGCCAACTACAACGCGCACGGGTTATCGTCCCGCAATGGAACGCGACGAGATCATCCGCCAGTTCGCCAAACTCTGGTGGGCCGAGCATAAGACGACGTTCTTCTCGAACCGTTGGATGGGCGTCCCAACCCTCCAACACCCCTTCGACGCATGGGTCACCCAAGAGATCATCTGCGAAGTACGACCCGACCTCATCATCGAGTGCGGCAGCTACCGGGGCGGCAGCGCAATCATGTGGGCGATGCTCCTCGAACAACTCGGCAACGGCCGCGTCCTGACCATCGACATCGACGCGCATCTCGACCGTGCGAAACAAGAACCCATCTTCGGGCGAAGGGTCGACACGCTCTCGGGCAGCACCATCGCCCCCGACATCCTGGAACAGGTCCACGCCCACGCGGCCGGGAAACGGACGCTGGTCATCTTGGACTCCGACCACTCCCAAGCCCACGTCGCCGCCGAGATCGACGCCTACGCACCCTTCGTGTCGCCGGGCAGCTACCTGATCGTGCAGGACGGCATCGTGAACGGCCATCCGGTCGAACCGGACTACGGGCCGGGACCATTCGAGGCGGTCACCGAGTTCTTGGCGCACGATGACCGCTTCGAGGTCGACGCAGCGCGCGAACGGATGCTGTTCACGTTCAACCCGAACGGCTTCTTACGCCGCCGCTAGGACGCGGGTTTCGCCTCTTCCACCGTCAGGCGATACTCCGCGTCCCACCGGGCGATCTCGGCTTCCGTCTCCTCGTAGCGAGGCCCGGACGGCGCGAGCCCTAACGCTTCGCGCTCGAGCTCCCACACCGATTTCACGTCGTTGCCCATTGTCATCCTCCGCACGCTGTCGGGGTCGAGCCGAACGCCGTGTCGATACCGCAGTTGATCCCGAAGATCTCGTCGAGCTTCGACTCGTCCGAGCCCGAGAAACGGGCGGTGATAGCGGTCCGCCATTCGATGCGGCTCGAGCAGTCGTTCATCGACACTTCCATCAGGTTCGTGAACGGTGCCCCGCCCTTGACGCCGAGCTTGTGGTTCGTGTAGGCGGCGAGCTTGTCGACAGCGGCCATGCACAGTGACCCGACACCGGCCGGAATCGTCGTCGTAGTGGTCGCCGGGATAGTGCGCGTCGTTGTCGTGACCGGCTTCGCGGCTTTCGCGGTCCCGCCACAGGCTGCGAGTAGGAGGATGGGGAGAATTGCCCTACGGGCGAGCATGGACGGAATTGTCGACCTCTTTCGCGCTTCCGTCAAACGGCGGAAAGGCCGCATGAGATTTGCGGCACTATTCGCGAACTGAACGGTTTGTCCGTCCGATACTCCCATTCGGGGTCGGGACCTCCGTGCCCGCTTCCGCGACACCGGCAGCAGCGGAGGTTCCGGCCCCACCCATCATGCGCTCAATCCACAGGTAGACCAAGACAAGGAATCTTCAACTGTTCAATCGCCGCGGTCGCGGCACTCCGGTCCCACGCCGCATAGCCGGCGGTGGTTCGCGGGTCGGCATGGCCGAGGAGTTCCTGAGTGAGTCGCAAGTCCTTCGTCGCGGCGAACACGTCCGTCGCGAACCGGTGCCGAAACTGATGGAATGTCGCTTCCACGCCAATCGAGTGAAGGAAGAAGTTCACCCCATGTGAGACGTTCCACGGCCGCATGGGCCGCTTCGGATGGTCCCAGTGGGGGAACAGCCACCCCTGCCGAGGTAGGTCATCGAGTTCGGCGGCGACTTCCGGATGCAGCGGCACGAGACGTTGTTTCCCGCCCTTGCCTTCAACGATGACGATCATGTTGAGGTCCCAGTTGATGTCCTCGCCGCGCAGGTTCGCTATCTCACACGCGCGTAGGCCGGCCAGCAGCCCGAGAAGCATCCAGGGCCGTACGCGGTCCGGCGCGTTCAGCAAAGCCGGGATGAGGTCCCGGTCCGAGATGGGGCGCGGGAGTCGCCGTTGGAGGCGGGGCTGCATGAGCCGTACGGTCGGGTCGTCGTCGCGGAGCCTCGAGCGGACCATCCACCTGTAGAAGTTCGATGCGTGGGAGAGATACCGGCCACGTGCTGCCGGTTCGATGCGCGTCGCGAGGTCCGCATACCAGAGCTCGAGGTCGTCGGCGGTGGCAGTCTCGATGGGTTTGCCGAGCGTGCGTTCGAGAAGTGCCAGCTGCTGTCGCCGGACCGTGATGTATGACGGTCGCAGATTCCGTTGCGCGCACCATTCGAGATGGCGCGCGACGTGTTCGCTCATCGGTGTCCCCCTGGATTTTGACACCGGCGAGCAGTTTCTAGTGATCGTTTGCGCGCCCTGCAACATGCTTCTCCGTCAGGCCGCGCTTATGCGCTGTGCGTGGTCACCGAGCGGCAATTCCATCTGACCTTGCGGCATTTCCACACTGGTCAACTTCGACCACATTTGGGAGTAGAACCACTCGACGGGGAAGTCGGTGATCTCCGCCCAGAGCTTCACGGTGTTCTCGAGATGTCGCGGTTGGCTGCCGCGTTCCCAGTCCGAGATGGACGATGACGACGATCCCTCCCGGCCGAGGCGAGTCAGTTCTTGCGACATGTACTCGAGCGTGAACCCGCGGTACTCACGGGCCTTTCGCAGTCTGTCGCCGAGCCCAAAACTCGGCAGCCCTTGGTGTTGGGGCATTGCCATTGGTAACCCTCCCAGGTTCCGCGCTGTACCGCGCTCCGTGGCAACCGTAACATGACGGAGAATCCGTTGAATAGGGCCAATCTCCGCACGGGTACGGTCAGACCGTAGGACTGCGGTAAAACTGGTGGTTGACACCTAAACCGGAATCTGCCAGTCTGGCGCCATGGCCCAGGCAGAGACCGAACGACCACTTACCAGCGCCAAGGTCGCCGAGCTGCTCGGCGTCAGCCCCGAGACGGTCGTGAGCTACGCCGAGCAGGGAAAGCTCGCCGGCTTCCGACTCCCGTCCGGCCACTGGCGCTTCCACCGCGAGGACGTAGACGCCGTCATCGGCAAGGCCGCCTCGTGAGCGCCGACGCAATCGTCTGGGAAGACCCGCCGGGTCGGAGCGCGAGGACGCAGAGTATCGACTTCGAGGCTCTCGTCGGAAACCTCAAAGCTCACCCGGGCAAATGGGCGATCGTCCGAACCTACGGGAGCCCGGGCGGCTACGGCCAGCATCAGGCGCGCTTGAAGGCTCTCGGGTGCGAAGCGGTAGGTCGGCGCACGGGCGTCGCTCCCTCAACTGAAACCACGCTCTACGCGCGTTGGCCCGAGGACGTCGCATGACCTTCGTCTTCTGGGCTCTCGGACTCCTCGCGGTAATCGCGTTTGCCATCTTCTTGATGACCGAGGAAGCGCGGCAGGACCGGCTTGAGGCGGATGCGTGGAACAGCACGCGACCGAAGCAGGACTTCCGGTGAGTCTCGCTCCCGTTCAGTCGGGGCGCGAGAGCGCCGCCTATCTGCGCGGCTTCTACGACGGGGCCGATCTCGTCAAGAGCATGGCCGAGCGCGCGATCGGCAACGTGCGCTATCCGGCCGCCGACCTTGACGGTGAACGCGCAGAGGTCGTGCGCCTGACTTGCAACAACATTCTGCGCGAGTTCGGCGCAATCTACGGAGCCGAAGGATGACCGCCGCTATTCGCCTCAGTGAGTCGATGAGTGACGCGGAGAAGACGGCCATTCGTCGCTCGCTGAACGCGACACCGTCGGCCCCAACAGTGGAACTCGTCGCGCCGGCGCGCGGCGAAACCGTGCGCGACGTGCTCATCGCCTTCCGCGACGGACAAGAAGACCTGCATGGATTCCCGCGGCACCTCGTCGATTTCGATGCGCTGCTCGCGGCTTTGGAAAGGGCGGAGAAGCGATGAAGCTCGGAGACTCTGTAGTCGCGTGTGACCGCTGCGGCGCCGAAGAACAACTGACCGACGCGCGGAACCTGCCGGAAGGCTGGCAGCCGTTGGAGCTCCCCGGAGCGAGTCGCAAGAAGGACATCTGCCCGTGGTGTCTCTCCTCACTGCGCGCGTGGTGGTACTCGGAGACGTTGGCGCAAGTGAGGTCTGCGCTATGAGCGTCACCGTCATCCGTCTTCAGTGCGGACACGTCGCCGACCCAAAAGAACGTCTTCGGTACGGCCCGGAGAAGTGGTGCGTGACTTGCTGCAACTGGCAGTTCCAAGTGGAGGACGCGAAATGATGCGCCCGTCGACCGCGTTCGGTATCGGCCTCATGTTCATCTTCGCGGGCGTCGCTTTGCTGTTCACGTTGAATCCTTGGGCGGCGACGCTCCCCGTTCTTGTCGGGGTCGCGTTGTGTTGGCTCGCGTGTATTGAGACGGAGCCGGTGGAGTCCGAGTTCGACCGTCGTCTTCGTGAGGCGGAACACCGTTACGACCGCGACCGGATGTCCGACCGGTGACGGACCGCGACTGGCTCTGGAGTGACTACGCCCGCGAGGACGACCCGGCCTACACGCCCGACGACATCGCCTGGCTGGAACTCATGGAGCAGGTCGACCGCGACCAAGCCGCCGGCATGTACGACGAGGAGAACGCAGCGTGAAGCCTTCCGAAGCTATCCGTGAAGGCCGCAACCGGCTCCTCGAGCGTGGCTGGTGCCAGGACGTGCTCGAGGAGGCGGACGGGTCGCTCTGTTCGGTTGGCGCTATCCGGTCCGCGGTGCTCGGCGACACCGACCGGACGTATGACCCTGCGGCGATGTGGGTGTGTAAGCGGGCCGTCGCGACGTTGTCTGACGCGGCCGGCGTTCACATCCCCGTGTTCAATGACGCGCCCGGCCGCACGTTCGATGAGGTCATCGACGTGTTCGACAAGGCCGAGAAGCTCGCCGAACAGGCAGAGTCCAGTGGCTGAGCGCGTCCCGCATCTCGAGGAGCTGGAACGGCTCGAGGCGATTGAACGTCTGAGCGCGGAGTGGGCGGAGGAAGACGCGCAAGCCGAAGCGGTGGCGCGCGCTGACCGTTCGTGGTTGTCGGAGAACTCGGGCGGTCATATGTCCGAGACCGAGAAGCAAGACCACCCGGAGAATTCCTGATGCTTGCCGTCGAGCAGGGTCTCTTGCTAATCCCGCTTCGCTCGCGTAACGGCGAGTTTCGCTGGGCCAAAGTCGACGTTGACGACGCCCCTATCGTCACGCCCCACAAGTGGTTCTTCGATGGCATGTACGCGGCGACCAAGAGCGGTAAGCACAACCTTCGGCTGCACCGCCTGCTCGTTGGCAAGAGCATGGCTTGTCGCTCCGTCGAGGTGGACCACATCAACCTCGACAAGCTCGACAATCGGCGAAGCAATCTCCGGTTGGTGCCTCACTCGGTGAACAGTCGAAACGTGCCGTCGCAGGGTGGTTCATCGCAGTTTCGGGGAGTTACCTGGGACAAGAAGCGGGAGACCTGGCGCGCTCAGGCCAACCATTCAGGCAAGGGCTACCACCTCGGCTACTTCGATGACGAGCAGGAAGCCGCCGCCGCGGCGATTGCGTTCTGGCGTCATGTTGAGGAAGTCGCCGTATGACTCCAGACCAGTCAGCCGCGCTGCGACAACGATTCCCAGAAGAGGCGATCGGCAAGCTGCCGAAGGGCGGCAAGCTTCTCGATTTCGTGGGACACGCTTCCGTGACCGACCGCCTCCTTGATGTCGACCCTGAGTGGACATGGGAGCCGCTTGCGTTCGCCGCTAACGGCACACCGCTGTGGACTGTGGACGCCGGCAACGCGGTGATGTGGATTCGGCTCACCGTCGCTGGCGTGAGTCGCTTGGGCGTCGGCATCGTCAAGGACAACACCGACGACCTCGAAAAGAAGTTGATTTCGGATGCTCTCAAGAACGCAGCGATGCGCTTTGGCGTGGCTCTCTCGTTGTGGAGTAAGGAAGACCTACACGCATCCGAGAACGCCGACGCGGCGGGGGACACGGCAGCGCGCCCGTCCGCGTCGGCTACTCACGCAGGGGTGGCACGCGAGATCGATGAGCCTCGCGTTCCGAAGGCGGACATCCAGGGACGCCCGAAGACCACCCCTGCCGAATCTGGCTCACCGCGGTCTCGCCCTCGCGCTGAGTCGGACGCCGCGGAAGTCTCCCCGCCCAAACCCACGGAGACTTCCGCGGCCCCATCGCCCGACGAGTGGAAGCCGCCCGCGGTTCAGTTGCACAACGCGATCGCGTTGCGAAGGGCGCTGTACGCGCGGGGCATCTCTATCTACGAAGTGATGAAGCAAGAAGGCATCCCGAAGCTGGAAGACGTTCACGACGAACCGACGTTCCAGCTGTGGCAGAAAATCTTGGCCGACTTGGACACGGCGAACCCCGAGCAGGTGAACACATGACTGACTGGTTTGTGTATCGCTGCGAAGAATGCCATCAGACCCTCTACGTCAATACCAAAGCAGAGGACTGGGAACCGCGTTGCGGTCATGTTGTGCGCCTGGTCGGGTTGGCGGATGAACGTCAAGTCTGCGACGTCCTCAAGGGCGCGGACCGATGACGGAACTCATCAAAGCGTTCTTCCCGTTTGCGGATTACATGCGCTGCTCTAAGTGCGGAGAGCCGGTCAGCACGCGCGAAGCAATCGCGGTCGTTGACGCGGACCAGTGGGCCGGGTTCCAGCACCCTGACGGATGCCCGGGAGATGACGAATGAACGCGCAACCCATCAGTCTCTTCGACGTTCCTCCTACTGGGGCAATCCGTCACGGGGACTACGGGACCAGCATCGCCGCTGCCCGACGCGTCGGCCAGTCCCGCGTCGGTCTGCAAGCGCGCATTATGGAACAGCTCCGCAAGGAACCCGAGGGTTTGACGGACCGCGAACTATGCCGGCGGATCGTTCCGGAGGAGCCGTTGCGGTGGCAGTCCGTCATCAGCGCGCGTAACGGGTTGCAGAAGAAGCGTCTGGTGGAGGCGACGGGCCGGGAACGTGAGGGCCGTCAGGTGTGGCGCGCGTTCGGCGCTATCCAGGAGATAGAAGTCGTCGGAGAGATTCTGTGATGTTCCCCGCGTGGATGTCGCGCGCTGCGTGTGCTGGTGGGGAGTCGGAGACGTTCTTTCCGGAGTGCAGTGAGCCGGCGGTAGCGGCACGGACCATCTGTGCGGCTTGTGATGTACGCGCGGAGTGTCTCGAGTTCAGCTTGCGGGAACGCATCGAGCACGGCGTCTGGGGCGGCCTTTCATCGAAAGAACGCAAGGAACTGCGACGCAAAAAGAGGGTCGCGTGAAGGGCTATGTGTTCGCGGTGCACTGCGCGTACTGCGACGGCGAGTGTGACCCGGTGACCGAGTCGCGTTCCTTCCGTTGGGATACCCGCGCGGTCGCGAAGTGCAAGACCTGCAACACCGTTTGGACGATTCAGGTCCAGATGATTACGGACACGAAGCGCGGAGCGGCGTATGCGTCGGTCGCGAAAATCAAGCAGCTGGAGAAGGCCCGGAAGGCGAAGAAGGAACAGGCCGACGCGGCGAAATGGGTGAAAGCGTGACCCTCCCGCTGCAAGGCCCCGACAAAGTCGACTGCCCCGATGGCTGCGGTCTCTTCGGCCGTCCCGTAGCGCGCCGCAAGGGTCACATTCGTGGTTGCCCATGCGTCGCGTGTCGCAACGGCAGGAACTCGGCAGAGGGCAAACGCCGTCACCGTCGCTTCGCGAAGAACGCCGGCATCAGCCAGGGTTACGGCGGTTCCTCGGAGGAAGAGGCGTGGCGTGACCATTTCCGCTGGGAAATCAAAACCGGGAAGCAATGCGACCCGATCGTCACGCGCTACGAGCTCGCCCGCGCGCAGTCAGAACTAACCCGTCCGATTGGTGACCCGCGCCCGTTCGCAATGGGGGTCTCACCGACGCAGGCATCGCGTCCGTCACTCGTGCTCATCGATGCCGAGGTGTGGAACGGGCTCATCGTCCCTCTTTTGGAAGCGTCGATCTGATGGGCGACTCCTTGTTCGATGAAGACGACTGGGGCCTACTCCGCAAGCTCGCCGAGGTCGTGAAGGAACGCAAACGCGAGCAGGAAATCACCGACAAGGCCGTCAAGGCCGCCATTGCAGAGAACGCCGAACGGCATCAGCAGACACACGAAGCGCTCGTTGCGTACCAAGGTCTGTCGCGCCTGCTAACGGACAACGCGGGCCATAGCGACAAGATCGTCCGCGAAGAGGCGCTGGGCGCCGCGTTCGCGGTGTTGGGCGGCACGATAAGTCTCGACGAGTACGCGACATGAGCGTCTTCGCGTTGACCGACCCGCGTCATCTGATTCACGTCTCAGACGATGGCTGGCTCACCCGCTGCGGACGACGCGCGGAAGACGCAGCCGACCTCGTCGACGTCGTGACGCATCGCGAGTGCAAGACATGCCACTACGACAAGGGGACTCAATGACGGAACCGAAGATTGGCCGATTCCAGGTTCGGACTGTGGCGGAGGGCACGTTGCTCTCCCAATTCGATGACCCCAAGGCTGCCGAGTTCGCCTCTGATCGGGCGAACGGGCAGGCCGAGGCTCTCGGAGTCAACGCCCGCTACGAGGTCAAAGATGCCGCGGAGGAACCAGCGGTCGCGTAAGTGCAATACCCGCGCGACATGGCGCGCTCGCAACATTGTCGACAAGGAGCAGCTGTGGAGTGCAGGTCCCTTTCCGGAAGTGCCTGGTGGCGTTCGCTTGTTGCGTCGCCTTCCTGAGTTCGTGCTCGGACGTACACGACCCGTTAGTCCAAGTGAATCCGACCCCATCCACGAATCAGGCATCAATGAACCCTTCCAGCAGAGCTGCAACGAAACGGGCCTCTGTGTTGGAGGTCGCGGGAGTGGGTCAGGCCGCTGCGGGCGTGCAGCGCGTGCAAGAGGCCGTGTTCGTGATCGCGGTCGGGAAAGGTTTAGCGGAGCGGAGTGCCCAGGTGGCGACGGCGAGGCGCACGGGGTCAAGTCGCCCTGCCGTCGCCACCACGGGCTCACTCGACTCTGTTGTCGCATGTATCTACGCGCATGAGAGCGGAAATTTCAGCGAGTCGTCGCATCCCAGCTCAGGATCCGGAGCCGCGCAATGGATTCCGAGCACATGGCGCGCGTGGTCTGCGCGCGCCGGCTACCCAGGATACGCGTACGCGTATCAAGCCCCAGCGTCAGTGCAGGAGGCTGTGCTGCGCTACGCCCTGAACCACGGCGGCGCTGGCAACTGGTCCAACAAATTCGGGAACGACCCCTGCACTCAGGGAATGGGCGGATGACTCCGAGCCTTGACCGGCCAGACACCGTATTGATTCGTGACGGTGTCTCCGATGTGATGCCGATGGTGCTCGGACTCAGTGAGCATCTCGAGATTCTCGAGCCGGTTGTCGGCCTTGTCGCCGTTGATGTGGTGAACGTGCTTCCCGGCGACGTCAATGCCAGCCTCGGAGAGTACGAGCCGATGCTCGTAGACGTACCCGATGGAGTCGGCGAGCGGATGTCCCGGCATCCACAGTCGGACATAGCCGTTCTTGCCTTTGGTGACTCGTCCCGTCCCGTATGTCGGGCGAACCATCGCGAGCGGATCTCCGTGTGCCTGCCATCGCGCGTAGTGCTTCGAGCACCAACCGCGCCCAATGGCTCGGCAGTCGCATCCATCAATCGTGCAGGTCCTCATAGTGAGGCAGTTTACCAGTTCACACACGGCGACCACTGACATGGGGACTCAACAATGGAGCATGGACAAATGAGAACTGTTTGCAGGTTGGGATTCATCGTGGCTGCGCTCGTCGCGTTCAGCGCGACCGCAGCAAGTGCTTTTCCCCCTTCGGAGAAACCACATTTCTTCGTGGGGGAGGACGGCACCTGCTCACTGTTCATCGATCCGCCCCTTCAGTTTCCCGTCACGTTCTCCGGAACCATCGACGGCGTCGCGTTCTCACGCGTCGGTTTCTACGGGGCCACGGAGCCGCATAAGGCGAAGGTGGATGTGACGGACCTGATGGGTGTCGGGTTCAAGCATGTTGTGGTGACTGCGAAGGGGCCGTTCTTAGGGACGAGCCCGACGACGACTGGAGACTTCACATGCAAGCCGGAACCGAGCACGACGAGTACGTCCTCGACGAGCACCTCGACGACTACCTCGGTCTCGTCAACGACATCGGTCTCGCCCTCAACCGCGACAACGTCGACCTCGACGACATCTATCGCCAAGTCCTCGCACTCCATAACGCCCTCCACTCGTATCGGTACCGCCGTCACATCCTCCCGTGCCCGTGAGTTGCCTATGACTGGCAGCGACACTGCGCCACTCGCTCTGTTCGGTGCGTCGTTGGTGGCGAGTGGCTGGCTTTTGACCCGAGGACGGAACCGATGACATCGAACTCACAAGGTCTGTCAGACGACCCAAGGAAGGAGGAAACATCCCATGAAGGCAAAGATGATCGGCGCGAGCGTCTCATTGTTGGTGCTCGCAGGTCTGCTCTCGGCGGGAGCACCCAGGTTCTCTCACTGAGCGTGGTTGAGTCTCGGCTCAGGCGGGTGCGTCTTGCCCGTACCGCGTTTCTCATGGGAGAGGGAGTGGATCGTCCGGCCGGCGGTCCTCTCTCCGACCAGGACGCGTGATGGTGCCGGATCGAACCGAAGAAGAACGCGCGGCGATCATTCGCCTGGGTCAGATCGTGCAACTCGCAGGTCGATTGCTTGAGCAGATCGACAACATTGAGGTTGCGCGGGTACTCGACTTCGTACGAGCGGCCGACAACCAGCTTTACGAAGCCGTCGCGCTTCTACTCCCACAGGATTTCGAATGATTCGGGGAGACATTCAAGGGACCATGGAATGAGCGCCGTCAGCGTCTCGCTCACCGTGACGTTCGACCACGAGCCGGGTCACATGCTGGAACCGGAGGACTTGGTGCTGCGCATCGTTCAGGACGCGTTTGATGACGCCTACGGGTCTGGCGTGACCATTGTCGTAGTCGATGACGTGAACGTCCGGGTTTTGGGGGAAGGACGCCGGCACCAGTGAGCGCGGAGTGTGAGCATGAGTGGGAACGCCAACCGCGCGTCTGGATGCTTGATCCGCCGTTGTTCTTGTGGGCTTGCGCGAAGTGTGGCGAGCTGATGGCCGCTTCGGAGGCTGGTACAGCTTTGGAAGCTGTCGCATGACCCCGCGCTCAGAAGTTCCGAGACTGCCGGCTCCTTGTAAGCACTGCGGTCAGCGCGTGTTTCTCAGCATCGGCGAGAAGCGCCCGGGCGGAACGAACCGCTACGGAGGCGGACTCACTGAGTTCACGCTTCCGACTATGTGGTGTGACGCTGGCTCTGATGAACCACACGCGTGTAAGATCGGGTCCGAACAAGGTGCTGCCGGGACGTTGAACCCGCCCCGGCAGCTGCCAGCCCCGAGCAAGCGAGGCCAACGAATGAAGCGTGCCACACGCAAAGCCCACCGCGCGAACCGAGCGCGTTGATGGCCCTCTCGAAGCGTCTCCGGTACGAGGTCCTGCGCCGCGACAACCACACCTGTCGCTACTGCGGAGCGACGGCACCCGATGTTGCGCTGACCGTCGATCACGTCACCCCGGTGGCTCTCGGCGGAGCTGATGAACCCACCAACCTCGTCACTGCCTGCCGCGATTGCAACGCCGGCAAGACCTCCTCGAGCCCCGATGGTGCGCTGGTGGAGGACGTGGCTCACGATGCGCTCAGATGGCGCCGAGCAATGGCAGAAGCCGCCGCCGAGCAAGCGGTCGATCGTGGCCAGCGTGACCATGATCTCGACGTGGTCGAGACTCGTTGGCGCGGGTGGATGCCCGGTAACTGGGAGTACTCGGTCAACTGTTGGCTCGATGCCGGGCTGACCATTGACGATCTCGTCCGGCTGATCGGCGCCACTCAAGCTAAGCCCCGTCAAGACGCGTGGAAGTACTTCTGCGGTGCGGCATGGGGCACGCTGCGCCAACGGCAAGAGCGGGCGCATGAGCTGATCGCCGCTGCCAACCTGGAATCGGTGCGAGATGGCTTGCGCGAGTCGGTCGAGGAGGCAGTCGTGGACTAGCCGTTATCTACAAGAGACCCAACTGTGGGGCGATTAGCAGGGACCGCTAGAGGCCCGTGGCGCGTCAGCACAGGTGTGCTTTACGGCGTATATCAACGTAAAGCCTGGTAACTCTCCCGCGGGCTTTCACGGTGGGTGGGGAATCAACAACCGTGCAGCCCCTGGAGCCCTCAGGAAAGCAAGGTTGCACGCCAAAATGGACAGTGGCACGTCGAGAGCAACCGAGCGAAGCGAGGGCGGTAGCAAGAAGGTGCGTCGAGGCCGGCGTGCAGTCCTGACCGAGATCGTCATGGTCAGGATGACCA